CAGAAGAAGAACCAGAAGAAGAACCAGAAGAAGAACCAGAAGAAGAACCAGAAGAAGAACCAGAAGAAGAACCAGAAGAAGAACCAGAAGAAGAACCAGAAGAAGAACCAGAAGAAGAACCAGAAGAAGAACCAGAAGAGGAACTGGAGGAAGAAGAAGAAGAGGGGGTAAAAATTAAAATAACAAAACACGGAATTAAAAGATTAAAAAAATATTTTAATAATCGGTTAATTATTATAGATGAAGTGCATAATTTAAAATCAAATAATAAAGATGCAGCATACTTGATGTTACTTGTAAAATATGCCGATAATATGCGACTTTTATTTTTATCCGCGACCCCAATGTTTAATGATGCAAAAGAAATTATATGGCTTTTAAATTTAATGAGAACAAATGATGGTCGTTCTAAAATATTTGTAAAAGATATATTTGATTCAGACAACAACCTTTTAGTTATAAATGGTAAAGAAATAGGAAAACAAAGACTTCAAGAAGCATCCATTGGTTATATTTCATTTGTAAAGGGTGAAAATCCTTATACATTTCCATATCGAGTGTTTCCTTCTATCTTTTCAAAAGAACATGCACTAAAGCAACAAGAAAATGAATATAAAGGAATAATGACTTATCCCAAATTTACATTTGATGGAAAATCCACGGTCCCCGGTATTCAATACATTGATGTTTACATTACAAAAATAAAAAAACATCAAAACGAAGTCTATGTAAAAAAAATTGAAGAAATTAAAAGTGGAAAAGAACCCACATCTATAGAATATGAAAAACGACAAGAAGAAATGCGAAAAAATCGAGATAAAGAGAATGAGGATGAAGACATTGATAATGATAATCCAGCGCTATCTGGTTACAGTATTAACAACTTGATTTCTCTGCGCCAAATTTTGAATATGACATATCCGTATAAAAGTGATTTTGAAGATAACCTTGAATATACATATGGTCAATCAGGCCTTTCATCTGTTATGGAAAAAATAAAAGGTCAATACAAATATAAAAATGCAAAAGAACGAATCTTTTCTATAGATAAAATTGGAGATTATAGTGCAAAAATAAAGTCCATATGTGATAATATTGTTTTGAAATATAACAAGGCAAAACCAAGTGAAAGTACATTTTGCGAGGGCATTGTTCTCATTTATACTTATTTTATTGAAGGTGGTGCAATTCCAATGGCGCTATCTTTAGAAGAGCTTGGATTTACGAGGTATAAAGGCGGCAGCAGCACTTCAAAGTCGCTTCTACTTGGAAATAGTAAAACAAACGGTCTGCAATATTCTCTTATTACTGGAAACCAATCCATTTCTCCAAACAACGATGCAGAAATTAATGCGCTGCGTTCTGATAAAAACGTCGATGGATCCGTTTGTAAAGTGGTTATTATATCGAAATCGGCTTCTGAAGGTGTAGATTTAAAAAATATACGCCAGATACATGTTATGGATCCATGGTATAATATGAGCGCGATTGAACAAACCATTGGGCGCGGAATAAGAACTTGTAGTCATAAGAAATTGCCGTTTGATAAGCGAAATGTTCAAATATTTTTACATGCTTCCATTTTAGAAAGTGATGGATTTGAAACTGCAGATTTGGCAATGTATCGTTTTTCCGAAATAAAAGCACTGAAAATAGGAACTGTGAGTAGAGCGTTGAAAGAGTCTTCTGTTGACTGCATTTTAAACATGAAACAAAATGAATTTACGGCAATAAATTTAGACACAGAAGTAGAACTGCAGCTATCAACCGGCGGATCCATTCGCTATCAAATTGGAGATAAGCCATATACTTCTGCGTGCGACTATATGAAAAATTGCAACTATAAATGCGTACCCAATGAAGAAAAACAAAAACAAAATGTAAAACTTGCAACATTTAACGAGTCATTTATATTAATGAATGTTGAAAACATTATAAAAGTGATTAAGCAGGCATTTCGAGAGAAACATTATTATAAAAAAATGGACTTGATTCATTTTATCAATCGCGTAAAGGCGTATTCATTACTTCAAGTCAATTTTGCATTAACCCAAATGATTCATGACAAAAGCGAATTTTTACTTGACATGTATGGAAAATATGGATATTTGATAAATATTGGTGACTATTATTTTTTTCAACCGGCAGAATTAAATGATCCATCCATTTCTATTTTTGAAAAGAGCACGCCTATTCCAGTTAAACGCGAAAAAATAACATTGTTGTTAAATTCGGAAAGTGTAAAAAAGGGGTCTGAGGAAAAAGGAAGAAGTCATGCTGAGCCACAACAAGTGAGAAGCGTTGTTGATGCATCTGAGGCACAGGCACAACAAGTTGAAAATATTATAGCAAGCATTGGATACACACATGCGCTTACAATGAACGTTGCATTAACAAAAAAAGAGAGAAATGACATTGCAGATGCACAAGATCCGATTTTAAAAGTATTGCCAAATTCTATTCCAATGATTTCAAGGGATAGAAAATGGTATATTTATTGTTATGAAATGATTGAAATTATGAAGGATGTTTTATCAATAGAAGAAATAAGCTGGTATGTTTTTCTTCATATCATGGACAATTTAACATTTGATGAAATAAATGCATTAGTGTTGCAGTTACATAGATTGAATGAAATTGCAATTCAAATGAAAACACTATCAGAGTCATCAGAATCAATGAAAATATTTGCCTCATCGAAAGTAAAAAATATTGCTATTAAAATTCAACAAGTTCAAGCAAGCGTTTATTCAAAGTCTCTTGAATATGTAAAATATGTTATGAAATATTTCGAGTTATTTACAACAAAAGATAATGATGGTATTTTTTACTTATTTGCAGATAATCGAGCGAATACGAGAGATGTTTCGAAAAAAATACAAATGTATTATAAAAAAAATAATAACGTATCAACACCGTGGATGCAGTTTCAACAGGAAGAGCTTATAAGTAGTGATTATAATTATCTAAAATCAAATTTTGAAAAAGGCAATCTTGCAGAATTTGTTGGATTTATGCAATCCATTAAAGACGGTGATGTGGTGTTTAAAATTAAAGAAGGCGGAAATAGAGGAAGTATTTGTGCAACTTCTCCGACCATGAAACGATCATTGCAAGATATTTTACAATTCAATTTGACAAATGTGAATGTTCTTTCAAATATAACTCAAATTACATATTGTATTTTACAAGAGATTGTTTTACGTCATTATAATAGTATAAAACTAAATGGTAAAGTGTGGATGCTAAATGCGGTAGAAGCCATTTACTCTATTTAAGCAATTTTTTAATATTTTTAATTAGTTTTTTTTATAAATATAATATAAATATGTCACAACCAAAAGATTGGTATTCAATAAGAGGTTTTTCTACTCTTACAAGAAACAAACCACGAGAAAGACTTAACTTTAATTTAAATACGCATAATGATGTAAATAATGGTGCAAATAATGGTGTAAATAATGGTGCAAATAATGGTGCAAATAATGGTGCAAATAATGGTGCAAATAATGGTGCAAATAATGGTGCAAATAATGGTGCAGTTAACATTCCAAATAAATTCATGATTGATAAAGCAATAGAATTAATGCAGTTGTCTGTATATGCATATGAACAATTTGATTATTATAATAAAAACAATAATTATGATGGATGGTCGCCAAGTGATCAGTCTTATGTTGTTATGAAAACGTTGTATACATATGAAAAATATAAAACTGGTCAACCTGGTGAACGTAAGATTCCAATAGGATTTATTGCAAGAAAAGATAATGTTCCGCCACTTGTTCCAGACATTTTTATTGTTTGGCGCGGGACTATAACTGGTGAAGAATGGGTAAAGGACGTTGATTTTCCTTTGGATACATGTGCGTTTTTAAAAAATGGAGAAAAAGTACACACAGGTTTTCAAAACGTTTATATAAACGATGAATTTTTTGATACTCCTCAAAAAATTGTGAAAGATCAATTAGATATAATTGATGCAGACGCAACAGTCCCAAAATATAATCTTTGGATAACTGGACATAGTTTAGGAGCAGCGTTGGCTGTATTAAATATTTGTGATATTGTAGTAAACAACGTTAAATCAAACATTTCTCGCAGAAATGCAAAAATGTATAACTTTGCTGGTCCAAGAGTCGGCGATGATGCATTTGCCGCTACTTTTAAAAACTATATTGGAACAAACTGTTGTAACACAAACGCGTTAAACAACTGTTGTAGTTGGCGTATTGTCAACATAAATGATTTAGTTCCGAAACTACCTCTTCCATACGGCTACACTCACGTGAATGGTTGTAGTGGGTCGTCTGTATGTAATAATGCAGATGAAAATGATATTAATTCAAATGGGCTGTTTCAGATTGAATTTGCAACTGATACGAATATTCCGGCAGCGCATGACGCTGACACTTATCTCTCTAAATTAAAAGGTTTACAAGGTGCAAAGTAACAGTTGATTCTTTATTTTAAGATATAGACATTTAAAAAAATAATATTTAGAAAATTGAATTATCTATATATGTGTATATAAATATAAAGATACGTATTCATATTCATATACTTGGGTGAATAAATTGGGTGAATAAAACAAATGGCTTCATCAAGTGAATCTATAAATAAAAAAATTTCGTCTTTAAACCAAGGCGATAAAGAAGAATTATTATTGTATTCGAAAGCGGTTTTGTCTCAAAAGGTGCAGCTGCCATTTATTCTTGTTGGAACGAATATTGAAAAGACGATACAGAACACAATATCCTCAAAAATTGAAGGTAAATGCATTGTGGAAGGATACGTGAAACCGGGATCTATAAAAATAATCAACATTTCAAGCGGCACGCTGCAAGGCAGGTTTATTAATTTTGAAGTGGTATTTGAGTGTAGCATTTGTTGTCCGGTTGAAGGAATGCACATTAAGTGTTACGCCAAGAATATCACCCAAGCGGGAATAAGGGCATTTACAAGCTTGGAAGAAAAAAATTCACCGGTAATCATTTATGTTTCAAGAGACCATCATTCAAGTAATGAGTATTTTAATTCTGTGAAAGAAAAAGATGCGATTCGAATTCGTGTCATTGGACAGCGGTTCGAATTGAATGACAAACAAGTTTCAATTATTGGTGAACTTTTACCCAAAACAACGACAATTGTTTCATCAGGTTCTTCTTCTTCAAGGCAAGAACAAGCTCCAGCAAAAAAGAAGATTATAATTCGACCAAAATAGATAACAAGTAAAAAAAAATAATTGTCATTAAAAAAATGTTATTATATGTTTTTCATTTTATTTTTCTTTTTTTTTCTTTTTATTTTCTTTTTTTTGGGAACTACTTGCCGCCGTGTGTAATTTTGTGTTCGAGCTGCTCTGCTCTCTTGAGGCTCTGAAACACTTCTTCTGTCACTGTCACGACTTCAGCTTCAATCCACTCTTCTGTTTCTTTTTCTTCATCTTCAGACTGATACATGTTTTTGCCTTGAGACACTCTTTCATGGTAGCATTTGCTACAGTCATCACAAAACCAGAATCGCTGTCCAGTATGATGTGTGTGTTCAACGCAATAAGTAAATCCATGACAATGATCTTGACGATTGAGAAATTGTGAATAACAAAACATAAGTTGCGCATTTGGGTTAGAGCTTTTGGTTTTTGGCAACTCAACATCAAGTAGACGACTGTTTAAATATTGAGACAAACGCGCTTTTGGAAAATGTTTTTTCAAAACTTCGGCACGGGCTCCACAAGCTTTGCTTGTAGCATGCCATTCTTCTTCGAATGTATTACCTGGCCACCATCTCCACGGCACGTCAGTCATGTTCTCCTGGTTGTTCTTTTTCGGTAACTCTGCATAAGAATAATGTAAACTAAGAATAATCAATTTACATTATTTTTAATGAATTTATATAATATAAGTAAGATATTTTTACTAAAAGTAAATTATTGCAATGAAGACTGTAATAAACTATTGAAATTATCTTCGCTTGGTTTTGCTTCAAATTCAATTACATCACCAGGAGAACGTTCCAGTTTAAATGTGGGATATCCTTTTACGCTAAAAGCATCTGAAAGCGGCTTTCCTTCAGCACTGTCGCAGTCGACGCTTTTAAATTGCACATTGTAATTTCCCACCTTCATGTTTTGATTTTTTTCTACATATGCATCCCAAATCGGTTTCGCCGTTTTACAATGAGGGCACCATCCGGTTCCAAACATGTAAAGTGTAGCTGTTTTCCCGTTGGGATTGGGAGCATTTTCTCCCATATTTGCAGCATATCCTTCAATGTGTGAACCTAAATAAGAACCAACATAGTTTCGGTAAACATAGATTCCAATCCAAATAAATAAACATGCAACAAGTAACATGACTAAAATGTGTGTCTTAGAGTATGCCGTTTCAAGAGCAACCTTTATATTTTTTGCAGAAAACGCCATTGATGTAATGCTTTAATTTTATATAAATTAGTATATATATTATTAATTTATATTATAAGTTATGCTATACTTACGAATTTGAATTGAAATATATAAATTATTTGAATTAATTATTTTTTTTTATTAAATAAATTAATAAATTAATATAGATAATAGTTAGTAGTGGAAAGTTATAAAAAATTATAAAGTAAAAAATCAATGAATAAAACAAAATCAAAAAAAATAAAGTATAGGAAAAAAATCTTAAATAAAACACGAAAAAATCGCGTATTTTCAAAAGATGATTACAATAGTGGTGATGGAATGTTGACGTCGGTATGGGGTCCGCCAATGTGGCATTTTTTACATACCATGAGTTTTAATTATCCAGTAAATCCTACGCCAGAAGATAAAAAGAATTATTCTGATTTCATTTATAATTTAAGGTATGTTCTACCTTGTAAATATTGCAGAATGAATTTAACCAGCAATTTGAAAGCAAATCCATTATTAGACTGCCATTTAAAATCCCGCGAAACATTTTCTAAATTCATTTACCGACTTCACGAAATTGTGAACAAGCGTCTTGGAAAAAAATCTGGACTTTCGTATTGTGATGTTCGAGAGAGGTATGAACATTTTCGGTCGCGATGCACAAAGAATGATCCTCCTCCAAAACTATTTAATTTTTCAAAGAAGAAAGAAAAAGGGTGTACGGAGCCGCTCTACGGTCATAAAGCCAAATGTGTTTTACGCATTGTTCCACAAACAACCGATGTTCCTTCTCTTGAGGTGGATAATAAGTGTGTTAAATATAAAATCAATGGTGGTTATGGAAACGAAAAACATGGCGGCCAATGAATAAACGTAACTCGAGTTTTAATGATAAAAATATAAAATATAAAAATATATAATAGATTATACATATCTAAAAAAATATAAATTGAATATTTTTTATTTAATTTATATTTATACATACGAATCCATGCATATAGTTGGAGTTTACAATTCTGACATAGGTGACGATACTCGAAAAGGGTGGGATGCACTTATTAATGGGCGACGTGTTAAACAACTTGAATTTCCTTTGGAAACCCCCGATGAGAGTGCGGACGAAATACCAGAAGGTGTCATTCTCAACGCGACTCAACATTTTGAAAGTCATGGTCTTGTTGTCAGAACATGTCTTGTTGTCAGAACATGTCCATTCAAGAAAAAGAAAAATGGAAGCAATAAAAATGGAAGACCTGGAAAAAAACAAAGATCTGGAAAATGGTATGTGAAATATTTGGAGAATAATACACAAGCAGACGATGATGCAATTAAATCTTGTGTCATTGCAAATCAAATGAAGAGACCATTTTCCGGAAGGAAATGTTGGATACTTGGATTTGATAAATAAAACAAAATACAACAGCCGACTTTTTACTTTTTTTTATAAATAAAATAAAAAAACATTATCACAAAAAAAAATATATATACAATATAATAAAATTATACAATATAATAAAATTATACAATATAATATAGTAAAATAAAAAACATGTTGAATAAAGTTGATGGACTTTTATTTCTTATTTTAGCATTATTACTTGCACTCATTGGATCATTTTTTTATACACCTGTTCGAGAGAATTTTATATCACATCTTCTTCAACCGGGCACATTTCCAGACAGTGTTTCAAAACCTATTCTTTATGGAGACTATCCGCTTCAGAAAGGAGCATTGGGATTATCTGATTTAAATAGTAAGTCGTTATCGGCATATTATCCCGTTTTTCCAAGCAGTTACCTTCAACGAACAAACAATGTGCGATACTGGGCAACACCGAACGACGGTACGTGCGCTCCTGCTAACGTGTGCGGAACCCTCTATGACAACAAAACGTTTAATATTCACAAGTTTCCAAAAATGATTCCATTTTCATCAAAAGAAACGCGTGTCAACATGTACGCATTTGATGAGAATGCAAATTCAGATATTACTGGTAACAATTGTTAAGTGTATTTAAATATATAAAAATTGAAATGTAATACTTGGGATAAACAAGTATTACAATACATTATCATTATTAAAAATTTTGTAAAGATTATTAAAACAATATGACTGAAGTTGTAGAAGAACCAACATGTGATTATGAAATACCACTGATGACAAAATCGCAGCGTGTACAGAGGTTAAGAGAACATTTGAATGTTTCAAATATTAAACATAAAGATGAAATTATGAAACTTCCGACTTTAAAGGAAGCGCATGTGTATTGCGTTTTATATAATTTATCAGGACAGCAGTATGGCCCCTTACTTGAAAATTTTATACGACTAAAATTCAATTACATTAAAAATAAATCAAAAGACTGTATTGGGGACTGTTCCAAGGACGGAAAGAATTCAGAAGTAAAAGTATCGCTTGGAGGGGTAGCTCATACAAAATTTAATTTCGTTCAAATTAGACCATCACATGACTGTGATATTTATATATTTACAGCATATCATCTCTCATCTGAAAATGTAGAAAATGAGGGTGAGTTGTATATCTTTAAAATTCCAAAAATAGAATTGAAAAAAATAGTTTTATCCTATGGTGGTTACGCACACGGAACTATCAAAGAACACGGGGTAATTACTTTAGACTCAATGAATGACGAAACCAGTATCAAAGAATATGCAATTCGTCCATCTGTAAATGATGACTGTTGGAAAGCACTAATGGTGTTTAGAGTTTCTGAAACCGACATTTGATTGTTTAGTGATACATTTCGGTATAAAGTTTTACAAGTTCTCCCTTTCCCATAGAGTTTTGTCGGGCTGTGTCAAGGCTTAATCTATAGTCCAGGGATTTAAATCGTTCGATAAGGATTTTTTTGTCTATTTTTGATTTGATCCAATGCCAGCTTTTAGGGCGCAGCGTGTCAAGTTTAACATATACTATTTCGCCACACTTTCCACCATACGCACGTATTGCAAAGTCTGCTCCTTTTGGTGGTGTAGGTTGTCCTTTTTCATCCTTTGGACCAAATCCTAAAAAGTCCCAGTCATCATGCACTGTAGAAAGTTCAACGGGTGTGCGCTTGTAATCTTTTTTTTCCCATATTTGAAAGCAACATTTCACCATCATAGGAGGGCTAAATGAACAAGGTTCCACTGGGATTTCTTCATCAAACACGAGATGAAAATCTGTATTTAATTTATTTTGAACGCTGACACGACGAAATGTTCGTGGAATAATGAAAGCAATTACATCGGCCCACCTTGAAGCGTGATTAAAGAACTTGATCGCAAGAGAACTTACTCTTCCGAATGGAGGATTACCAACAACAAGAATTTTACCACCAACATCATTGGGAGGAGCGTATGTAAGAAAATCCTGTTTGATAATATCTTTATGTTGAGGGGAAATGTCAATCCCAATTTTTTGGGGGGTAGGAATTTTTGTAAGAAAGCTACCGCTTCCGGCACTTGGTTCTATCACCAACCCCCATTCTGACCATTCGTATCTAATGCCAATGTGTGCTAAACATTTTTCAGAGATTTCTGAAATTGTATAAAATTTGTCGAGTCCTTCTTCACGAACTATATCAGCTGTTGTTGCCATATTTGTTGTGGAGTGGTGGAGTGTCTGTTTGGTATCTCTTGTATATGTGTTATGTTTGGTTTGCAATGTTATTTTTGATATCATTTTAAATCAATTTTTTATTTAATTTGGTTACTGCATTAATTATTAAAGACACGCGTATCTGTGTATTAAAAGAATAACCCTGAATGACAAATTCTATCATCATTTGCGTGTTCAAATACTTTCGATGAATTGTCTTCCGTGGCTGTATATATTTGACCTTGGTTTGTTGCATCATTTTTTTTTATAATGCGACGTTTTGGAGCACGGTGTTCAAACCCGTTTACTTTTTCTGTTTCAACAGTTTTCCAAAGTTCTTCAATTTTAACAACTGCATTTTTAAACCATGCCTTGTCTCTTACGACAAGAACACAACTATATACCTCCAGACGCCAATAAATATTTTTTATCCATGTGACTGTGTTATAAGAATAAATTTTTTGTTCAAACCATTGATTAAATTCCATTTTTGTGGTGATTTCAAGCGGAGCATACTCGTATATTGGTTTATCGTCTTTAATAAAATATACGATCACTCCACGCCGTTTTCCTTCGAGGTTATAGTTCCATTTGGTTTCATCATTTTCTTTGTTTGAATCCGCATCAAATGCGCATTCGTCTTCATATTCTACAAACTTGGTTTCTAAAAAGTCACATTCAGGTAGTCGACACACTTCCATTTGAATTTGCATTTGAATCCAATAATCTTCTTTTGGAATGCCTGTAATTTCTCTCGAAACCACATTTTTAATTTCAAGCATTCTACCATATAAATGAGACGATGGACAAACGTTTATTCCATCGGGTGATGCGCCGATAAAATAATATGCTGGATTTGGATGTTTTATGCATCCGAATTCTTGAATCTTTGTATTATTTAGTATTTCATATAAATCTTTCGATAGTTGTTCATATTTTTGACCCCAATGTAGAGGCGATTCTGTATTTACTTTACTATATTTTTTTACATCAATTGGACTACACTTTTCATAAATTAACTGGTTTTGAGTTGATTGGCTTCCAAAAACTTTCCAAATCGAACTTGCAGTAATTAATCCGTGACGATGTTGATACCATTCATCTGTTCGTTGTTCGGGTTGGTATACAGATTCCAAGTATTCTATTTTTTTTTTTATTTTTTCTTTTTTTTTGTTATAATTATTTTGATTTTCTATATTTTCTTTATTATTTTCCATTTCTTCTATCTTTTCCTTTTTTATCTCATTCGTTTCATGACAATTGTTTTTATTATTTTGTTCGTAATGATTTATTAATTTTAAAATAGCATCTATTTCTAATAATGTTAAATCGGTTTGTGTCTCCACATCGATTCCTGGTGTTCTCTGTGTATTTTTTTTTCTCATATAACAAATTTTTGAAATAACTTTGAATTATGTTTAACTATTCTTTTATATTTATATACTATTTTTATATTTTATCTCCCGTCGTGGTTTTAGGATGGTTCATAAGTGTATATAATATACAATCAATTTTTATGTAATCGTTTTTTTAGTTATATTAAAAATATAATGAAATGTAATTATTATAAAATTGATTTATAAATAATTTTATAATAAAATAATAGAATATATCATCAATTCAATTAAATCATCAAAAATGGGATCGGGTCAGTCATCACTATTTCATAATAATGTGCCATGCACGATTTTATCTATTGAAGGCAATATTGGATCCGGTAAAACTACAGGCAAAGAAAAATTGAAACAATACATTATAAAAAAAGGCGTATTAGAGTCGATCATTTTCGTGGATGAACCGACAGATGAATGGCAAACAATACAGGATGAAAATGGTGTACCAATTCTGGTAAATTTATATAGCGATTTGAAACGTTTTGCGTTTCGTTTTCAAATGATGGCATATATTTCTCGACTTAAAAAGTTAAGAGATGCGGCGAGAAATCCGAATATAAAAGTTATTATTACAGAACGTTGCCTCCTTACTGATGCGCATGTATTTGCACGAATGCTGTATGATTCAAAACACATTGAAGAAGATGAGTATCAAATTTATACGAGATGGTTTGATGAGTTTGCAAAAGATGTTGAACCGTCGTGTATTGTTTATTTTCGAGCATTGACTGATGTTTGTATGAGTCGAATCAAAATGCGCAACCGACCTGGTGAACAAGAAATGCAATATGATTATTTGGATAAATGCAACAAGTATCATGATGAATGGTTAATAAAAAATCTGAAAAATGTAATTCCTACATTGGTATTAAATGCAAATGAGGAAAACAGTGACTATAGTAGTCATATTTACAAATACATGTACGATGTTCGTACTTCAAAAATTATTGGAGTGCTACACAATTTAAAGACATATGTTAATAGTAGCCATGTATATGACAATAGTAGTCATAATTCTTCATGTGTCAATGTATAAAATGTTGAGTTGTTTTCGAGGTTTATATTTTAATATATCCAACTCTCTCGATGTTGTTGGAAATAACTCTTTGCCGTAAATGTCTTGTAATAGAAGCCATTCAAACATTCCTCCTGTATAAATAAATACATTTTTTATTCCAAGTTTTATAAGTTGTTCGTGTTTTGAATAAATGGTTTCATCGTTTGAATTTAGTCCATAGACAATAACTGTAATATCACTTGCATACTTATTATTTAAAATTCCGTTAATGGTATCTTCTTCATTTTGAATTGAAACGGTATTTTGAATCAAACAAAATTGCCAGTTTTTATCCATTGTGTTTATAATTACATATTTTTTTTCATTATTATTACTGGTTGCATACTGTACATCTTCATAATTTATTTTATGTTTTGAATGATTCGATCCCATATTTAATATTTTACATATTACATGAAATGTTAAAGTTTATTTATATATTTTTTATAAAAATTGATAAATTTATAACTGAAATAACATTTCATAAAAAGTTTTTACTCCTTGTTTGACTTCTTCTTCATCGTTTTGTTGAATGAACTATTCTGGATTCAATTATTCGATTATTACAGTAGATGGAAATACAAATGGTAGTCAATTTGACGATTCAAACTCAAGCCCTTATGATGAAAATATAATTATAGGATTAATTTATTTTGGAGTATCGTTAATATTTGGACTTCCAATATTAATGATCCTTTTATGTGTCTACAGAATGAGAGGAGATCCGCCCTGTGATAATCTAAAGCAAGTGTTTTGTTGCGATTTTTGTTAATACATACATATGTTAATCGACTTCTTCAATGTTCGGCCCTGGTCCAGAACTTGAATATGGAGGAGGTACCGAATTACTACCATTTCCATATAGCTTGGAAACAATCGGCGTAACAATGCCTTCCAGCTTCTTCTGTTCTGCTTCATACTCTTCTGCATCTGTTCCTGATCCCGTCATTTCAAGCCACTCAAGTGCAGATTTGCACGCATCCTCAATTGTTGCTCGATCCCCGTCTGTCAATTTGTCTTTTAGTCCGGGTTCAGAAGTCGAATTCTTCACCGAATATACGTAATTCTCAAACCCATTTCGTGCGTCGATTTTTTTCTTGTGTCTGGCATCCTCTTCCTTGTATCGCTCTGCCTCTGAAACCATGCGCTCAATGTCGTCTTTTGATAGTCGCCCCTTGTCATTCGTGATCGTGATCTTGTTCGATTTTCCGCCAGCTTTATCTGCGGCATTTACATTGAGAACGCCGTTTGCATCCAAATCAAATGTTACCTCAATTTGTGGAACACCGCGTGGTGCAGGTGGAATGCCTTCCAGTTGAAACTTTCCCAAAATATTATTGTCCTTTGTGAGTTGGCGTTCGCCTTCAAATACCTGAATCAAAACACCCGGCTGGTTGTCTGCGTATGTTGAAAATGTCTGACTCTTTTTGCACGGAATTGTCGAGTTGCGCTCAATCAATTTTGTCATTACACCACCAGCAGTTTCAATACCAAGTGATAGCGGCGCAACATCCAGTAACAAAATATCTTGTGTTACTTTGGACTGACTGCCCGTCAAAATCGCCGCCTGCACTGCCGCACCATACGCAACTGCTTCATCGGGATTAATTGAACGATTCAGCTCTTTACCGTTGAAATACTCTGTAAGTAAACTGCATACTTTCGGAATACGCGTGGAACCGCCAACAAGCACAATTTCATTAATGCTGCTTTTCGACATTTTAGAATCTCTTAGTACACGATCCACCGGATCAATTGTTGATCGAAACAAGTCAATACACAATTCTTCAAATTTTGCGCGCGTAATTTTAGTCATGAAGTCCGATCCATCAAATAAAGAGTCCACTTCAATGGTCGTCTCTGTGGTTGCCGACAATGTTCGTTTAGCTCTCTCGCATGCAGTTCTTAGTCGCCTGAGTGCCCGATTGTTTCCACTCGGATCCTTCTTGGTCTTGCGCTTAAATTCTTGTACACACCAGCTCACCAACCGGTTATCAAAGTCTTCTCCACCCAAATGTGTATCTCCCGCTGTGGCTTTCACTTCAAAAATACCGTCATCAATCGTAAGAAGCGAGACATCAAACGTTCCTCCCCCTAAATCAAAAATCAAAATGTTACTTTCCCCTTGTCCATTTTTGTCAAGACCGTATGCAATTGCAGCAGCAGTCGGCTCATTAATAATGCGCAACACGTTTAAACCGGCAATTGAACCTGCGTCCTTTGTTGCTTGTCGTTGACCGTCATTAAAATATGCCGGTACAGTAATCACTGCATCTTTTACTGTGTCGCCCAGATAACTTTCTGCCGTTTCCTTCATTTTTACTAGCACCATTGCAGAAATTTCTTCAGGTGAAAATGTTTTTTCTTCGCCTTTAAAATTTACTTGAATGTGTGGTTTACCGCCATCTTTTCCAACAACCTTGAATGACCAGTGTTTCATATCGTTTTGAATACTTTGGTCATCGATTTTCCTTCCAATCAAACGCTTGGCATCAAATACTGTATTCTCAGGATTCATAGATACTTGATTTTTTGCCGCATCGCCAATAAGGCGCTCACTATCAGTAAATGCCACATAAGACGGTGTGGTTCTATTTCCTTGATCATTTGCAATTATTTCCACGCGCTCATTTTGCCACACACCAACACATGAATATGTGGTTCCCAAATCAATTCCAATCGCTTTTGTCATATCTATTATGTTTGTTGTAAATAAATCTGGTAACATCTTTTTAAATGATTTCATTAAATAATTTATTTACTCGATTTGCTTGATTTACTCGATTTGCTTTTTAAAATACTTCCATTATAAAATATATTAAAATGATTTAAACCAAAATTTAATATATTATAAAAAAACGAATATTAAATGAAAAATAATCAAAATTTGGATGCATCTTCAGCACCACTATCACCACCATCTTCAGTAAATGTGGTAGAAACTAATGTAGAAAATATAAATACAGTTGTTATTGAAAAGAAAAAGCGGGGTAGAAAAAAAATAATTAAACCGGAAAGTATTGAATCTAACCTTACTACAAATGAATTTGCCACGCAAGAAGAAAATATAAAAGTAAATGAAAATAAAAAGGAAAGAAAACAGCGCATGACCAAAATTCAAAAGGAAAATATAAAAAATATCAAAGATGAAGGTGAAAATTTAAATGCATACTCTGATAATAATGAAAATCTTACCCCGTATTCATCAACGACAAATATTATTGTTCATAAAAAACGAGGTCGGAAACCGCGGGGCGGTAAAATCATTCATGAAAATCCGATTGAATATAATAATAGTCCGGAAGTCCCGAATATTATACTACACTTAAAATGTGTTTTGTCAGATTTAAAAAAATCAAATGAAATGCATTCAAATAAAGTTGATGAGTATGCCACTGATACAAAAAATAGCATTTTATGCTATAATGATGACGATCAAAGTAGTATTTTTTTTTCAAATAAGTCAAGTGTAACAAATTATGAAAGTTGTGATAAAAATGAGTGTCACAAAAAAACTAATGAGGCGGTGTATGATCCATCATCATTTTATTCAAAAAATCCACATCATCCTCACTTTAATGTTATTGATTTAAATGTCGGACCTCAATCTGAAAATAAAATTAATATCAACCGAATGCACGATTGTACTTCAGTAGGTTTAGAAGAATCCAATTCTATAACAAATAAAGAAATATGGAAAAAAATTTCACAACTTAAATTAAATTTTCATAAAAATGATTCATTGTCTATACAACGATCTGCATGTTTTTGGGATACTTGTGAATTTGACACTCCTCCTATTCACATTCCAATGTCATCAACAAAGGGATATGGTTGTTTTTGCCACCCTCAATGTGCAGTTGCTTTTTTGATGAATGAAAATATTGACACGTCTGTTAAGTTTGAAAGATATTACCTTTTAAATTCAATATATGGACCGATATATAACTATAGTAAAAGTATAAAACCTGCTGCAAGTCCACACTATTTATTGAATAAATTTTATGGAAATTTGACAATACATGAATATCGAAAGTTATTTCATTCTGAACAAGTTGTTTACATAGTGAATAAACCATTAACAAATGTTTTGCCTGAACTGTATGAAGATAATAATGATTTTTTTGTTGGAAATAAAATTATTCAATCAAATGCAACTGAATTAAAAAATAAAAATAAAACTGCAAAATCTTCAATTATAAATGAAGTATTTGGTGTAAAATAAAAAATATTTTGGTCGTTATCTAATAAAATATTTAATTAAAATTTAATATTTTATTAATTTTTAATTAAATGGATATTTATAAATTACTCATATATTATATATTATATATTGGAGTTTATATGAACATAATTGAAAATTTACCGGATGACATCATTTTATACATTTACACAAAATGTTTAAAGCGATATCGAGTTTCTAAAGAAGGTACACTCATAAAATTAATTGACTTGGAAAAGTTTTTATTTTTAGAAAAATATATATCTCGTCGTGTTGTGAGTATTTGCAAGTCATACTACAGTGATTTACCCGAAAGTTACCCAGATGGAAATATTTATCGTATAAACTATACTATTCCAAATGTCAGCGACATTGTAAATAGAAGGGAGTCGTATATCGACAACGATATGATTTGCATAGAGTTGATTGAACATGAAAATTCGTTACAATTTGAATTTTCAAGATATCAATTAAAACGACTTGAAGATATAAGAGGTGAAAAAAAACGTTCAATTTATTATATAGGCGATTTAGTTGATTATGATTGGGAAGTGTTTAGTTATTCGTACACTATCTAATCTAATTTTTCTTTTTTACATTTTTCGTCACAACAATCAACAACTGTATTTTGTTGATGTTGTTCGTTTTTCATTTCAATGTATTTTTTTAATTCTTCTATTTTTTTTGCTTTTTCTTGTTGCGCGATAAAATTTCGCGAGCCCGAATCCATAATTTCTCGTATCACTGAAAACACTTTTTGATTTTTTGTTTTTTTTACATTTTCATCTTTTTTTTCGCTAATTCCAAGATATTCGCTCACCACTTTCATAACGTCATTATTACATTTTTCCAGCCTTTCGGTTGCTTCCGTTTCATCATAGTTCGTTTGTGTCATAATAAATTGAACTTGTTGTTTGCGTCGAAATTCCATTTTTTCTTTTAACCATTCGTTTCTTCGTTGTTCTTCCTGTTTTTTCTTTTCAGTAAGCATGTCCATTCCCGTTGTATTAGTGTCGGGTACGAATTCTTGATTTTCACTTGTATGCATTTGCGTTTATATATATGTTTGTATAAACTATTTTTTAAATCATATTAAACAAACATTTATATTGAATATTACAAGGTAGACAAAAATGAATATATCAACAACAACAACAAGTGAAAATATAAAAAATAAAATTGTAAATGTACGTGGAATTCCAATTGATATATCTTCTATATTAAATGATGTTACTGCTTCCATTCAAAATAATATTCAGAATTCGCTGGATGGGGCATTGAAAGATTACGAATTATACAAGTCAACACATGATGCAGTACTTCAAATACCGTTTGTTCGTGACCTTTGTATTCAAAATCAAGAATTGATTTCTCAACTTGAATTGTCGGAACAGCAAAATTCACAACACATAAAATTGAAAATCAATGAAATTTCACCACCGCCATCTCCCGTCACTATGCAATCGCATAATCAATTTAACCCATATAATTATCACTCTGCATTTGAAAATAAAAAATTACATAGTGAGTTACATGATGAAGAAAAATCAAACTCAAATGATAGTTATTCGAGTGAATCAAGAACAAGTGATTCAGATGCAGAAGAAGAAGAAGAAGAAGAAGAAACTACGAGTGAAAGTGAAAGTGAAAGCGAAGAAGAAGAAAGCGAAAAAGAAGAAGAAAGTGAAAAAGAAGAAGAAAGCGAAAAAGAAGAAGAAAGCGAAAAAGAAGAAGAAGAAAGTGAAAAAGAAGAAGAAAGTGAAAAAGAAGAAGAAGAAAAAGGTGAAAAAGAAGAAGAAGAAAAAGGTGAAAAAGAAGAAGAAAGTGAAAAAGAAGAAGAAGAAAAAGGTGAAAAAGAAGAAAAAGAAAAAGAAGAAGAAGAAAAAGAAAAAGAAGAAGAAGAAAAAGAAGAAGAAGAAGAAGAAAAAGAAGAAGAAGAAAAAGAAAAAGAAGAAGAGAATGAAGAAGAAGAGAATGAAGAAGAAGAAGAAGTATATGAAATTGTCATTAAAAATGTTACTTATTTTACAACAAATGAGGAAAATGGAGACATTTATGAATGTGTACACGGAGATGTTGGTGAAATTGTAGGCAAATTTAAAAATAAAAAGCCAATATTTAAGAAATGAAAAGAAAAAGAGAATGAATAAGATTGAATATTAATTAAATAAATAATAAAAGTTCAATAAATTTTATTATTTTTATAACTATATATTATATAAATTTTTATATTTATTTAATCTTTGATACTATGATTGTTGAATATATTTGTCCGCCTGCAATATTATATTTAGCTTTTTCAATTACTCAGATTGTAATTGACATGTTTAGGGGTGATGCAAGTACGGCGTTTTTAAAATTCATTGTCATGATCATTTTTACAGTGGTTTTAAATATATTATGTGCTTCAGGTTTGGGAATCATATCGTGGTTTATTGTTTTTATACCATTTATTTTAATGACGTATATTACAACTGTTTTAGCGTTTGTTTTCGGAATTCCAAAAAAGGATAATCTTCGTCCTGAACGCAAGTCTCGCGAAGACCATGAACGCGAACGTAATCATGGCATTGTAGGCGGCTGCGCTGGAACGCGTTATGGTTGCTGCTATGATGGAGTAACAGCAAGAGTAGATTACAGCGGTTCAAATTGTCCACACCGTCGGCGTCGACCTCATCCAGACCCCAAGCCCGAACCTAAACCTCATCCTGAACCCAAACCGCCTCATAAAAAAGGATGTGAAAAAAAACAATATGGATGTTGTGAAGATGGTGTATCAATAAGACCTTGCCCTCAAGGAATGGTCCCGATTCCATCCAGTTCAAGTAGTTCTGAACCAGCTGTTATATCATCAATAGAATCAATGGAATCTAAATTAATTGGCGGTTGTGCCGGCACAGAGTTCGGTTGTTGTTCAGATGGAAAGACATACGCAATTGCAAAACAATGTAAAGGTGAAACAAGTCCGGTGATATAAATATAAAATAAATATATTTTATTTAAAATATATAAATATAATATTATAACATATAACTATATAACACCATTTCATTTGGATATAATGAATGTAAATAAAATGAACACATTTGTTTTTTGTAAAAAGTTAAAAGAAATGTATGGAAATAATTGCAATGAGTTTGCAATCGCAGAGATAGAAGAAGCTACAGTTTATTATTTCATTCCAATGTTATTTGGCGCATCATGTATTCTTTATTTTAAAAATAATACAAATATTCTTTCTGAAATTTTATTTCAGGTTTGTTATAAATCATTTTTAGCGGCAACGAAATTATCTAATGCATGTAAAAGAATCAGAAATTTTTTTGTTTTACCAAATTCTGTTGAGACTACTACGAAAACAAAAGCATATATTTATGATGAAATAAAGGTAGTAAAAAATGGAGTTCGTTGTGCATCTTTTGAAACAATGAAAACATTTAAAGATTCAGAATATTTAGGAAATCCAAATGAATATTATGATTTGGATGAAGATGTAGAAGATTCTTGCCTTTCTTCTTTTGACTCTGAACTTGTTAGTTCGCCTTCCTCGTCTTCCTCGTCTTCTTCGCCTTCTTTGTCGGAAGATTCAACATTATCAGAACCATTATATATTGCCGACAAGAATGAAGATGATAATACAGTAGAATTCAAAAATTTTGATTTTATTATGCATACAAATTATAAATATCCTGAATCGTCATCAATAAAACAAAATTATACAAAGATATTTAGAACATTCACGAATGAAGATTATAATTCAGATAAGACCAAATACGAAGTATCAAGATGTGAAATGATTCTTTGTACTTTACGAATCGGTGACAGTGGAAGTGACGATTGTTGCGATGATGATAATAACAGTAACAGTCAATGTGATAAAGAGGAGTATGAAATTGATATACAACAACCTTATAACTTCAATGTTGTCGGAAATTTTATTTTAGATGAAAAATTTGTACATTGGTATATGTTGAAAAAATACAATTACAGAATGGAACATCTTACAAACTATCAAATTACGTGCATAACAAAGGATATTAAATTAATTCAGCTTAATCGGCATTCTGGCTTACTTGTGCATTTAAATGATTACCAGCAAGTGAAACAAGACATTCAATAAATTATATGATATGTATGACATATTTAATTTAAATTATTTGTTCCATGGTTATTTCTATTTTACGATTTGGTTTATCAATATTATAATTTCATAATTAAACTATAAGAATATTTATATTAATTAATTTAAAAATCAATATAAATATATTACATTATTAAGTTATTATGGCATCGTTCGAAGCAATTCAAACAACGTCGAAAGAAGGAGGAAATCAACGCCGCAAAAAAAATAATATCACTGACAATAACGCCGATATGACTATAAAAATCTGTGAGAATAACACAAATATTTTCAAAAAGGGTTCAATTCCGACTCAAACTTCAGATTCCAACTCCACAAAAGATGTTTCAAGTTTGCATGAGCTGTCGGATGCCTGGATTATTTGGGCGCATTTGCCACATGATACGGACTGGAGTTTAAAAAGTTATATGAAAATTTATGAATTTAATACGGTAGAACAGGCAATCACAATCACGGAAACGTTGCCGCCTGTTTTGGTGACAAATTGTATGTTGTTTTTGATGCGAAAGGGTATAAATCCGATTTGGGAGGATGAACGAAACCGTAATGGCGGTTGTTTTTCATATAAGATTCCAAACAAGGACGTGCCTGACGCGTGGAAACAGCTTTCGTATTCGCTGGTTGGAGAGACCATGTCCGATAATAAGAAATTGTTGCCGCACATCAACGGAATCACTATTTCTCCAAAAAAGAATTTTTGTATTATCAAAGTGTGGCTCGCAAATTGCTCGTTTCAAGACGCGGCAGTTATTCGTGAAGTCCACGGAATCACTTCACATGGCTGTTTGTTTAAACGACATGTGCCGGAGTATTAATTTTCATTTCTTGGATAAAAATAAAATACTTATTTTTTTTATTTTATTTAATATATATATATATATATATATATATATATATTAAATAAAATGAACACAAAGTTAAATTTAAGAAGTTATCGAATGAAGAACGCATCAAGAGATGCGAAAGCTGAATTATCCGCAATTGTTACTACTATTTCTTTAGACAATCCTATACCTGTTAAAATAAATTTAAATGAAAAGCCAGGTAATCCGTCTATTTTAAATATAACTGATTCAGCGGTTATTGAAAAATTTAAAGTTAAAGGCATAAATTTTTATTTCCAAATTCGTATAGATAAAATAGAAAATAGATATACAGATTTTATATTTTTTCAATATTCATCGATATTAGATAAATTATTTTTTGACGCCGGAAATAATTTTACTGAACTCGATAATTCAGATATAAAATTTATAGAAGAAGAATCCTTTAAAATTCTTCCTATTGGATCTGAAGCAAAGTTTAAAAGCTATAAAGTAAATGCAATCAATATATATGATAGTGATAAAGTAACTATTTTATATTCATACATGTCACAATCTTAAACTAAAATTATTTTTACAAAAATATTCAAAAAAAAATTCAATATATATTTACGAAAATATAAATTGAAAAGTTTTGAATTATGTTTTAAATATTCAGTGTTATCCAGCAACAAATCGATTCAAAGATGGAAATTACAACGGGCAATAAATCCGGGTCCAAGTCCAAATTGGGAGTAGGTAAGTCGGGAAGAAAGAGAATGAACAAAAAAGAGGCATCCAAGTGGTTTCAGGGTCTAACGCGTCTCGAGCGTTCGTTATTGAAACAAGAAAAAAACTCGTCGTCTTCATCGGACGAGAAGAAAAAACCCAAAAAAGAAATGCATGTGCGCGAGCGTGAACTGCTACTCAAACGACGTTCCGAACACGAAGCACGCATGAAAGCCCAGTTGCAATCCAAGGTGGAAATCACAAAACAAATACAAAAATGTAAAGACATGCGCAGTCAACTCATTCCATTCCAGATGAGATTGGAACAGATGAAGCTGCATGAATCTCACGCTTATCATGATTACACCCAATCATCCTATTTCCAATTCAAACTTGTCGGATTGGAATGCGGTATTTCAAATCAAATACGGTTGATACAAAATGAAGAAAAAGTCCTTTTCGACATGCAACACAAACACCACTTCATCAAAAAATCAATCACAGAAATTATTGAAAAAAGAAAAACATCCTCGTTTTCCAAGCTCTACACAAGAGTTCAAACAAAAAATTATGTGGACGACGTACTACGTACTACGTCTACAAAATGGTGACGACAGTTGAAAATGCACTTGTTGTTGTTGTTGCGCTGTTGTTGTGCTGTTGTTAACACTTGATAATAAAATGGTAGTCGCCAATTTGTTTTTTTTCTCGAATGTATCTGCTCATTTTTGCAGCACATACATTCTCTGAAATTGCAGCAGATACCAATCTGAAATTTATATACTTTTTGCGGTGGTCCAGCACTCGAAGCGACAAGTCATTTGAAATGCCAAACTTTATCAACTTTTCTCCTTTTTCATTCGTGTTGTCAATTGTCCCGAAATAAACACACTCGGTATTCTGCGGAAACTGTGCAATGATTATTTGTTCAACCGCGCGACTTTTTTCTTTTTCTTTGGCGGTTTCAAGAGACACTAGCTCTTCTTGTTTTTTATCGATTTCTTTTTGCATATTGTAAATACCCGTAACTCGAATTTCCTTTATCACATCACAAACCCAATTTTGAAATTTTTGGGCAATCGGTTTCCTAGATCGAAACAGCACTTTATATAATCCTTTTTCGGTTAAAAATGTTATATCTTGCAATCTTCCCGTGCCGTCAGTAGTACTTACAGCACGCTTTTCAGAATCATCGAAATCTGTAATTGACATTCTTATGTTACTTATTTCTAATATTACTCCCACGTCACTCGCTCGAAATAGCGGGTCGTCTATTGTTCCTTTTATAATGATTTCTGTATGCAAATCATTTGCATTAAATGCTTTTACTATATCCATTTTCTTTGGTGTTGTAATACTATAATTTACGCCATCTCTTTAAGTTCATTTATTATAATATTTAATTATTTTAATTAATAGTTGATGTACATAGTATGTACATCAACTACTTGTCTCATCGGAAAAGCAAATATTTATTTTTCTCCTGAACCTTCAGGAGCAAACATTTAAAAACATCTTTGGTCCGCAGAGGTGTGGAGCAAACATTAAAAAAACATCTTTGGTCCGCATAGGTGCGGAGCAAACTATTTGTTAATTTATTTTTGCTCACGAATCTTCGTGAGCAAAATCTGCTTTTGCTTTTTAAAATCAAAAGCAAAAATAGTTACCATTTATTTTTTCGCACATTAATTTTGGGTCCTGAACCCTTTTTGTTAATATTTTTCGGGTCATATGACTCCTCTTCGTCATCAGAATTTAAATCCTTGCTCATCTCCCAGAATTCTTTACTACCGAGTTTAAACGGCCCGTGCTGTTGCGCCTTGTACCAGAAAATTTGGTCCTGTAGCTTATTCGACTTGGCGTTGTTGTTTATCACCAAACACTCGTAGTTTTCAGTGCATTGATCCATCACCTGACAGAAGGACTCAAAAGTCGGAAACATACCCGCGTAATTTTCATAGATTCGTTTTCGATTACCAATATACGGCTCTCGCAGGATAAACACGTAATCAATGTTGGTTCTCAAATTGGGCGGAATGCCTAAAGGATATTGCATTGTGATGACCAGCATAATCTTCCAATGACGACCGTTCATGAAGAGGAGGCGCATCATAGTGTCGCGGGTCCATTTATTATCGAACAAGCAATCGTCGAGAACGACAAAGGTTCGGGGGTCTATGGTGCTCCGTTTGTATGATTCCATTTCTTTTTTGACTTGTTTCAAGACTGCTTTTTGTCGTTTCAGGATATTTTCTATAATGGCGGTGTTATATGCGTCATGGATGAAGAGTTTGGGTACGTGTTCTCCGAAGAATCCGTTTCCGGCTTCTGTTCCTGAGATGACGGTTCCGATGGGGATGTCTTGGTGGTAGTACATGAGGTCTTTTACTAAAAAACTTTTACCGGTATCACGACGACCGACGAGAACGATGACGGGACCTTTATTTTCGTCGGGTCTAAAGCTGATGGAGCGCATGTCGAATTTTCCTAATTCTAAATTCATTTGGATTTATATTTTCAAAAAATAGAGAGAAGAGAGAAATAATAATAAATGCGAATATGAATATGAATAAATATAAAATATCAATATGATATAATGAAATAATATATTTGGGTAATTTAAACTCATTTGTTTAATTTAAAATCTTGATATTTGAAACTATATAGAGATATTTTCATTTTTATTTTTATAATAAAATGAGAAAAGCTACATATGTTCTTGAAGTTTTAGAATTTATCACAGAAAAAGAAGGAGATAATGGTTGGTTAGCACAAGGTGGGAAACATAAACATATTGGTTATATGAAGGGGCATTTTAAAACAAAACATGATGCTGTTTCATATTATGATAGACATAATCCACATATGAGGTCTTTAAATGCTCATAATACTTATGAAAGTGACTGGGATCCAAATACAAAATTATTTTATATTGTAAGAGAAGATTATCATATAAATGCAACAATAGATTGTTTTTCTATCGATGATAACCCTGTTTGTGAAATCATTAATGGAAGTGTAAGTATTAAAGGCGAATGGTTAAAATAGACATATTTAATTTTTAAAAATATTAAAAATACAATATAAGATAAATAAGATAAAATAAGACAAGAAAAATGTTGAAGAAATCTGTAAAAAAATATAAAAATGGTAAAAGTGGTAAAAATGGTAAAACAAGGAAGTTCTTATACAATCCGAATAATCCTAAAAAATCGTTTGATGTTTACATTGATAAAAATCCGAGAGATACGATACACATAAAGTATAAAACGGTGGATGACGTAAAGACGACGATTCGCAAATTGGAAAAGCTATACAAGAATAAAAAGTATACACACAAACGCATATGGCAGGTGGGAATGATTATGAAGGTCCGATTAGAAGTGTTGCAGGATAAAAAGCCGAAGGAATATCATTTAGCCAAAAAGTATTTTGATTTTCTTGGTAATAGAACAAACATGAATCTGAAGGATCGATACAATGTGAAATTTAAAGTATAAGAGTGTAAATACTAAATATTATTATAAAAAATAAGTTTAAATACTTGTATTTTTCTATGTATAGACAGTATTAATTTGATTTTGTAATTTTATATTTATATTTTATTATAATTTAATTCTTCTCTCAATCTCTCTAAAAATGGCTTGTATAAAAAATGCATTTGAACTATATTATCAAAAACCAAGAAACGAAAATCTTCTCAAAAATCTTGAAGAAACACGCATGGGTCTTTATGATTGTCAGAATTTCATTCCATTATATTCCACATTTTTTTCACTGAATGATACGAATTATAATTCCATCAATTTGAATCAAAAATATAGTTTACACTCGGTTGTTCATGATTGTTCCGAAATAGGAGAAAATTCCGGTCGCCACTTTAAAAATATCGCTACTGCAAATATTAAAAAAAAGGATGACGACAATATTATCGATGTTCCTGTTTTTTTTAAATTCTCTCCACTTTTGGATCCTATCAAATATTTAGCGGGTAGTTATGATACGCAAAATAAAGCGCTGCTTCAACTTCCTACTTTACAATCTTCTTCAGTTTCTGACAAAAATGAAAATGAAGCGAAATATTATTGCCATTCGAAAGTTTTAGATCCGAATAACTCGGCATATGTGGACGGATTTTTTTCTTATTTGTCAAGCCAGTTGCTCCACACTCATGATTTTATACACGGTATCGATTTTTATGGGTCATATTTGGCGATTCAAAAAGACTTTATAGTAAACATCTTTGATGATCAAGAGTATTTGATGAAGAATGCATTTTTTAAAGATAAAAATGGAGAACTTTTTTATTACGATGAAGCAGAATGTGAAAAGTGTTTAGAATGGAATCAAGAGAGAAGAGAGAATAATTGTGGAAAACATACCGCATCCAAAAATTCTAAAATAAAAATATTGAATTCGGTCGAGATTATTGCGGAAAAGTTGCAAAACGAGGACGATAATCAAGAGAAATATGACAAAAATGTAGTAGAAGATGGCAGTGCACTTGTTGACGTATCTAATTCGGAAATTTTTAATATCGACTATAGTGTAAATTCAAAAAAAGAAGAACAAGTTAATGAACGTGAAAACAACCAAGCATCCAGTATTGATTTATGTGAACTTGATGATTCGTCGTCGTCATCATCTTCGTGTTCTTCGCGTTCATCTCATACAACAAATGAGTCTCTTTATAATATGAGCGATAGTGATCAAGATGACGACAATGAAGATAGTAGCGAACATGGGACAGAAGAAGATGACGAAGAGGAAGAAGAAAGAGAAAAAGAGGAAGAGGAAATATTAAATGCCACTATTTATAATTTTCCAGTGGAAGTGATTGCACTTGAACGCTGCAAGCAAACACTTGATGATTTGATGGTGGAAGACGCGCTTTCAGATGAAGAATGGGAGTCTGCACTCATGCAAATTGTAATGACATTGGCAACGTATCAAAAAACATTTGCTTTTACGCACAATGATTTGCATACAAATAATATAATGTTCAACGATACAGATAAAAAGTTCATTTATTATTTATTCAATAAAAAATTTTACAAGGTTCCGACCTTTGGTAGAATATTTAAAATTATTGATTTTGGTCGAGCCATTTACAAATTCGGTTCAAAACTGGTGTGCAGTGATAGTTTTCACAAAAGCGGAGATGCTGCAACTCAATACAACTGTGAACCATATTATAATGATAAAAAACCGATTGTTGAACCGAATTACAGTTTTGATTTGTGTCGATTAGGATGTTCTCTTTTTGATTTTTTTATTGATGATATTGATGATGTTGAAGTCGAGTGTAAAAACAGCCGTTTGGTTAGGGCAATTGTCGACTGGGTTACGGATGATAACGGGCGAAACATTTTATATAAACAAAGCGGGATTGATCGGTATCCGGATTTTAAATTGTATAAAATGATTGCAAGAACGGTTCACAATAAAGTTCCATCACAACAATTATTAAAACACACAATTTTTACACAGTATGAAATGTCGCAAAAAAATGTTAAAAAGTCAATGACAGTACTAGACATTGATGCAATTCCAAATTACACCCATATCCCAATATAAAGAACTCAAAATGAAAGCAAATATAAAAATGACACGAATAAAGTATAAATAATTTTAGTTATTTTATAATTATAAAATTATAAAATATTTATAAAGTATAGTATATATAAGAAATACAAAAAAAAATAAAATGGTTTCAAATTCCCTTGTAAATACTCCAAAACAGAATGCTCCATTAAACTTTAGGACATCTAATTCTTTAACCACGACAAAAGTGCCTCATTATGCTACCAAGGTCGATACGGCAAACAGTTCGGTTCCTGGACTCCATCGGCCGAATACAAACGGCATCCCCTCAAATATAAATCAGCACGATTTTCAAGGTCCAGAATTTAAAGCGCGCCCCATGAAACATTGGAGACGCCAGCACATCCCCACTTCAGTTGCCAATGCAATGGATGCGGTAACAGGTGTAATTACAAATCCCGAGGCGTACGTTGCTTCATCGTCATCTGGCCGGCGAACCGCAACGGTTGGGCTTCTCATGGATCGTCCAGGTGCAGTATCGTATCTGGGCTCTAATTCCGACTGCAAATGTGTTGAACCTGGTGGAAATTCATATACGATTAGCGAACAGTTTACTTATACTCCAAAGGCATCGGGTAAAATCGTTGAAAATATGGGTTCTGTAAGCATTGGACAAGGAGGCGACGCATATGAAATCAATACCGGCATTTATTCGACCAAGTGCATTGGCTGCAATCCACAAAACAATGTAACTCGAAGTGCATCGACGCTTTTAAGCCGAGCGTATTATTCTGATACTACAGGGTATTTAAAATCGCGCTGCATTGGCTGCAATCCACAAAACAATGTAACTCGAAGTGCATCGACGCTTTTAAGCCGAGCGTATTATTCTGATACTACAGGGTATTTAAAATCGCGCTGTAAAACGTACCAACAAAATGCATCTATTAATCGCGCAGCGAATGTCCAGTATACTGGTGCTGATTCTCAGCTGTTATGGCCAACCAGTAGCGCAACTGGTCCTCAAGTGTATCGAACCAATGATACGTATCAACCGCGTGTAAGCCCGTATACATGCAATAATACTGGTGGAGCATCAACTGTTATTTTTAAACCGAATAATCGGCAGTATTCGGTTCAAGGTGCAGTGGATAGCAGCACACGAATTGAGAAATTAAAACTAAACACAATTAATACAAATGCCAACTCCAACTCTTTAAGAACCGCGTTTGGAAATGAAGCGGCAAGTGCGTGCAGATTTAATGGAAGCAGTGATACGCCTTTTTTTCTGAAAAACAAGTATCAGCCACCGATTTGCAGTCAAACCAATACAGTGAGCACTTATCGACAGAATAAACGCATATGTAGTTTATAATAATATATCATCTATTGAATAATAATTAACGCTCCCCAATTTTATTATACCTGAGGTGGAATAACGCTAACATTATTGTCTAAATAAGGACATTTAACAGCATTGGGTTTAAATGAAAAGCAGTTATCGGCCATATCCTTGTATTGAAACATGTCTTGGTTATCTACTGTGGGATAAACTACTACTGAACGCTGAGACGGTGAAGACAAATGAATGAATAACATGCCTACAAGAAAACTTATGATGAATGTTTTTATAGAGAGATATTTCATAATGACGAGGTCGAATGTGAATCAATAATATTTTATAAACGTCAATAAAAAATATATTATATATATAACTATATAATTATAATAGATAAAAAAAATTAAAGGAAATAATAAAAATAATATAAAGTATAAATAATAAATGATCAACATACAAGAATGGATGCACAAATCGAATAGTAAATACATTATATCAATAATTCTTGGTCTCGGTTTAGCTGCATTGTTTAGAAAGGCGTGCAAAGATGGAAACTGTATTCACTTTGAATCGCCGCCAATTAAAGATGTCACTGGAGGACAAATTTATAAATATGGAAACGAGTGTTATAAATATAATATTTCAACTCAAAAATGTGACCAAAATAAAAAAACAGTGGAGTTAAGTAATGGATTGCGTAATATGGTATAGTATAATTTTATTCCATATATTTATAAGAAAATTATACTTAAGAAAGCTTAAAAAATATATTTAGAAAAAAAACAAAATTAAGGATTGAATGACCGATACAACAAGCATTGATGACTTACCTGGGGTGCCCGCTACCGCAACACAAGGTTCTGGACTTGCTCAAAAACCAGAAATTCCAATTCAAACATATAATCCAAATATTGCAGGTATACAGCAACAGCAACAGCAACCACAAGGCCCTCCACAACAAGTAACTGTGGCATCAAACATGAATGTGAATGAATTTGTATCTGGACTGCAGCGCGCCACGTCTTCCGGTTTAACAACTTTACCCATTCGCGATGTTCCAAGAAATACCGAGTCTGTTGTTTCAGATGAACAAACTGTTCCAAATTATATTCCAAGAAATACGGTAGATTACATTCGAGAGCATCACGAAAATACTCGATCTTATATGGACCATCGCATTCGATCGTCAAACCAGTCGGAATCACTCGATATTATTTATGATGCACTACAAGTACCAATTCTTTTAGCAATCCTTTATTTTGTATTTCAATTGCCAGTTATGCGTAAATACTTGCTGTTATATTTACCCAGTATTTTTAATAAAGATGGCAACCATAATATCTCTGGACTTCTTTTTATTAGTATCTTATTTTCGTGCACATACTACGGAATCAACTTTGTTCTGAACCAGTTTGTTTTAGAGTCAGAATAATCAGATGAATATTATTTTATTTTATAAATTTTTTACTATGATTATTTTTTATTTAAAAAAATATATAGTAACGTTATCATATAATAATATTATAATATAGTATACATTTTTAAATACAAAATAAAAATGCACAATATGATAGAAGGATATTATATCAATTTAGATGAAAGAACTGATAGAATGAACCACTTTGAATATATGAAAAAAAAATATCCTTTTTTTAAAAAAATAAAAAGACTATCAGCCGTAAAAAATAATAATGGAGCTATAGGCTGTGGAATGTCTCATATTAAAGCATTAGCAAAAATAGTAAAAGAGTATTGCATTAATAATAATAATAATAATAATAATAATGACTATTTCATTGTTTGTGAAGATGACCTCTGCATTTTAAATGATTCAAACTACAATGCATTTGTAAAAGACTTTGATTTGATAAAAGATAAAGTTTGGGACATCATTGTAATTACACCTCGTGGAGATAAAATGCAAGATGTGAATTTTTCAGATGCAAATACAATGACAATCCACAATAACTTCCATAGAATTTATAATAATCAAACAACTACGGGTTATATTATAAAAAAAAAATTTATTCCTATTCTTATTTCTAATTTTAAAGAATCAACGTCAGCATTAGTAAATGGTGAAAATCCAAACATATATGCAATCGACCAATGGTGGAAACAATTGCAACATCAATATAAATTTTATTATTACAGTAATATTTACGCTGGACAACTTGTCGGTTACTCTAATATCGAAAATAAACTTATAAATTATAATGAACGATTCCTTCGTCAATTATAAACCCATTCTTTCAATTGAATTCCTTTAAATCAAAATTTTATGTCACGGAAAAAATGGTCTGTTACAAAATTTAGAACGTGTATTTTTAAATCATCATCTAAATAATAACCAATAGCATGATCCTCAATTACGTGTTGTTTAATTATTTCGCTTTTACCAAGTACATTTATAACTGCCGCTTTTGATAAAAAATAAAATCGACCACTACAATAACTTGTTTTTTTTAGTAATAAATTATGGGGTAGTTCAGAATGTATCATATAATATTTTGAGTAATGATTATTCACATAGAGCAGTCGTCCACCATAGTTATATGCATTTGTTGAGAGTGTTTTCATTAATTTACTAAAAAATCCGTTATCTAAAAGTTCTTGATCATCATCAGTTTTAAAAATATAATCGTAATTATACGTATAATTTATAGCTTGGAGTGCGGTTATCATTTTATCAGGTAAACTAATATAGTCATCTTTTGTTTTCGTATAGAGAATTTTATTTGGAAAGTCGAATAAATAATTATTCTCTCTACATTTGTCAATGTCGCCAATGACATGAAAATAAATTAAATTATTATCTATATTTTTTAACCATCTTTCTTTTTGTATTTCGGCCTTGTATTTATATTTATAACAATTCAAAATTAATAATATATATCTTTGATCAATTATCATATTATCCAATAAATAAAAATGAAATGAAATGAAATAAAAGTAATATTAGTTTATTTCATTTATTTATTTATCTTTATTTAGATTTATTTAAATTATATTTTTTAGATTTTATTTAAATATTTTTATGAAGAATTATGTTCGAATGACTCTCCTGTTGCAACCGGTCTATTCCAAAATTTAGAAAATCCATATTTATTTAATACTTTAAATGCGGGTTCATATTCTTCATTTGAATTCCAGAACTCTCGTTGGTCTCTTGTTAAAAGATAAAACCCAAAATTGTTACTCACTACAAAAGGTCTATTAAATAATTTAATAATAAGTGGTGCAGCAACAAGGGCTGTTCGTAAACTGGGACTTATCCACATTAACCAATAATCTCCTTCGAAACTAAGATTGAAATTCAATATAGGGAACTCTACAGTTCGACAGGTGGGAATACTCGCGACTCTTGCTCTACTTTTTCCTTTTACACCAGTTTTATTAAAATCGCCATCAAATGCCCTATTTGATACATCAAGTAACTGATCTTTTCTTAAAGTGTAAGTTGCTTCGACAGAAGTATATTTTGTACCTCCTCCAATTATACGCGTTGATGGAGAAGCAATAACTTGTTTCCAAATTCCAGTATATGCTTCAGTTGAGAATCTTTTTAATAAAACCTTTAATTCATTTTCACCAACAATTTTTTTATATTTTTCAACAACTAACTTGTCATAATCTGAAGATGTAGATTTATTTTTATTATTTTTCATGCTTATATATTGGTATATTGGTATATATATATATATATATATAATATATAAAAAAAATATATAAAATTTTAATTGAGTTAAAAATTATTCCATTTTTTTTATTTTCCATCGTTTCTTCTTATCCTCCATATTTCATTGAATTTTAATGACCAGAATGTCTTCTTGATTTTCGTTTTGTTGAACCGAATTTACCTTTTTTCGTAAAGTAACCATATTTTTCAAGCCGCATTTCTTTTTTTGCAGTAATGTGTTTTTTTTTACTCACAATATATCCTTCTTTACTATAAACCAGCTGATTTTTTGTAAGTTCACCAGTTGTCATATATGCAGTTCCATTCATAACTTGTGTTCGTGACCCGCGAATTTTTTCATATGTGTTTCCTTTAATGTTATACAAACCAGTTTTTTCATCTCTCGTGTATCCCATTTTTTTAATGCACTTCTAAATTTATGATATAAAAATGTATAGTATATATGTAATATATATTATAACATTATAAAATATATTTTAATTAAATAATTTAAATAAATAATTTTTTAATTTAATTTAATGCTTTTTATGTGATTTGCGGCGATGAGATCTTTTACTACGCGTTTTTTTATTTTTATCACCTATAAAAACTGAACCGAATTTTCCTTTACCGATCGGAACCCATCCAGCTTTCTTAAGACGATTTTCACGTTTTGCGGTAGCGTGCTTGCGCCTGGAAACGATTCGACCGTGTTTATTGTACATGAGATGTTTCTTGGTTAAACCGCCTACAGTTTTATATGCGGTGCCATGCATAACTTGAGATCGAGATCCTCGAACAACAGAATATGTGTGTCCAGCAAGGTGGTACATTCCATCAGAACCTTTTTTTACCATTTTTTATTTATAAAATTTCTAAATATATAGTTATAATCTATGATAAGAAAATAAAATATTTTTATTATTATTATTTAAAATAAAATTGATAAAATAAGTAAAATCATATCATATAAAAAGGTACAATTATAAATTAAAAATAAAAAAATGGTAAAACTTATTCCAGGGATTACTAATCCAACACAAGAAGAAATTGATGCATATGTTTGTGAAATGGTAAATTCAAATAACTCCATAGTTTTAAATGATACGATAAGAGAGATTCAAAGTAAAAAAAGTGTAAACGCTCTTTTACATCCGGCGGAAGAGTATTTTATAAATACTGTATTCAAATGTGTAAATATGTCAATTTTCAATATTTTATTACAAAGTATATGATATATAAATATTAATTTTGACATATTTTGATCCGTTATTTAACACTTTGAAAAACAAAGAGCCTGTGGACCACCGACAGCTGGACCGACGCTGCAATTCTGATGAGGCATATATCTATTTGTAGAAGAATAACCGGGACCCGACCCTCCAGGACAACCAGCCCATTTTCCATAAGAATTTAACGGTTTGTTTGCAAATTGTACTCGTCCTCCCCCTTGAAACCGGGATGTGTTAATAATGATTGTATTTCTTACATACCTCGGAACTAAACTTGTATTTGCATTATCTATATTGTATTGGAATACTGGAAAAGGACACTTTCCTCTGCATAAACTACGCCCCTTGATATAAACCATTAAATAATAATGTCAATATTGTTTATATATATATGCAATATATATATGCAATATATATTTTTTTATAAAATAGATTCTTCTAAATGCTGTAAAATGGTTTGAAGTACATTGGGAATACGATTTTCAAATTTGTTATAAAAATATTTAATGTGAGTAATGTACTCTTTCCAGTCGCTAACATCAACGTTTAAAACGGACTGCACGTCTTTTTTAGAAATATTCATTGATGCAATATCGAGGTCGTCAATGCAAGGCAAGTACCCTATCGGCGTTTTTATGGTTAATGGTAATTTGCCATCAACACGATCAAATATCCATTTTAATACTCGAATATTTTCACTAAACCCCGGCCAAATAAATTCGCCAGACTTATTTCGTCTAAACCAATTTACAATGAATATTTTTGGCAGTATAGTATTTTTTGTGTCTTTGTTAGAGCCTATTTTCAACCAATGGTGAAAATAGTCGGCCATATTATATCCGCAGAACGGTAACATGGCCATTGGATCAAAACGAAGTTTACCCAATGCACCATCGGCCGCAGCAGTTGTTTCACTTGCCATAGTTGAACCAAAAAATACGCCATGGTTCCAATCAAATGTCTCAGCCACTAATGGAATAGTAGTACTTCGACGCCCTCCAAAAATAATTGCTGAAATTGGAACGCCATTCGGATCATTCCATTCAGGAGCAATGCATGGGCACTGATTTGCACTAACAGTAAATCGTGAATTTGGGTGAGCGGCACAAGTATGCATGTTCGGATTCCAATGTCGATTTTGCCAATCAGTTAAATGATCAGGTGCATTCAACGTCATTCCTTCCCACCAAACATCGTTGTCATGTGTCGTGGCAGTGTTTGTAAAAATGCAGTTTGAATGCAGAGTTTGCATAGCATTTGCATTCGTTTTCCACCCGGTGCCAGCTGCTACTCCGAAAAACCCACTTTCCGGATTAATTGCATATAATCTACCGTCCGATCCAAATTTCATCCAGCAGATGTCATCACCAATTGTTTCGACTTTCCAACCTGGTATTGACGGGACCATCATTGCCAAATTAGTTTTACCGCATGCAGAAGGGAACGCTGCAACAATGTATTTCACTTTCCCTTCTGGATTCGTTAATTTTAAAATCAACATGTGTTCCGCTAACCAGCCGTTATCGCGTCCCATCACTGATGCTATTCGTAAAGCAAAGCATTTTTTTCCAAGTAGTGCATTTCCGCCGTACCCCGAACCAAATGACCAAATTTCTCGAGATTCTGGAAAATGAACAATGTATTTATTTTCATTGTTACAAGGCCACGGTACGTCAACTGTATTATCCAATAACGGTGCACCAACAGAATGAATACATGGAATCCACTCTTTATTTTCGTCGTCGTTTATTGCATCGAATACTGTGTTTCCCATTCGTGTCATAATTTTCATATTTACAGCCACATACGCCGAGTCTGTGATCTGTACGCCAATTTTAGACATGCTTGAACCAACTGGGCCCATACTAAATGGAATAACATACATTGTACGCCCCTTCATTGCACCGTTATACAATGAATGTAACTTTACACGCATAGCTTCGGGGTCAAACCAGTTATTTGTCGGACCTGCATCTGCACAATCTTTTGAACAAATAAACGTGCATTCTTCAACACGTGCAACATCTTTTGGATCACTATTTGCAACATAAGAGTTGGGTCTTATGTTTTCATTTAATTTTCTAAAAGTTCCAGAAGCAATTAATTTTTTACATAAATTAGTATATTCTTCATCGGAACCATCGCACCAGTAAAAAGACTCTGGTTGTAATATTTTTTTCCATTTCTCTAACCATTCATTCAATTTTTTATTTTTAACATTGTGCATTAAATTGATTCGTTTTTGTTTATTTTTTAATATTTTTTTATTTATATGTTTTAACTTTATAATTATATTTTTATTTTATAAAATATTATTATTTTCAATTAATGTTTTTTTTCCATGACAATTTCTACATAGTGCAATTAAGTTACTTATTTCATTCGTTCCGCCCTTAAATAAAGGAATGTGGTGATCAATTTCATACGTATAATCAAGTGTTTGAGCACATGAACCACATTTCCACCCTTGATTGCTTGCCACCATTTTTTTAGTTAGTGATGATACATTACGTTTGTGTATTTTGAAATTTTTTTTAATGTCATTTTTTTCATTTTCATTTTTTAAAGCATCGTATTCTTCTTCTGTTATAATGACATAAGGTGATAGACTACTTTCATTTGTTTTCATTTCCGTTTCTGTAACGGCTGCATTTGAATTTGTATTCTTAACTGTTTTATAACTGTTATTATACAAGTAATATACTCCATCGTATGATTTATAAACAACCCACGTTCCTAATTTAAAAACACATTTACATATAATGCTGCATACCACATCTACTAAAAATAAGAATACCATTTATATTTTATTCTATTCTATTTTTTTCTAATTAAGTTTTTTACTATATTATAGTATTATAATATTAAAATATTTTTATAATATATTTTATGCATATGTGATATGTGAATGAGATTGATTGTATATGCAATTTTATAAAAATTGAAAACTGTTGATCAATAACATATAAATGATATAAACAAACTCAATAGAACATCACTCGATCAATCATGTCAATGCCAACAACACCAGTGCAATCTCAACCTGTAAAAATGGAAGTCAATGGGCGCCCATATTATATTCGATCAAAAGGAAATGTTACTTATTTATATGATATTGATACGAATGATGAAGTTGGATACTGGTCTTCAAAAAAAGGATGTTATATAATGTTTTCACTATTTAATAGAATGATGAAACAAAAATATGAAGGTGTTCATGATGCTTATTCACAAACATCAGAATCTGACTCTGACTCTGATTCCAGTTCTGATGATCAAAAAGAGGAACTGGAATCGAATTCGTCGTCGCAAGACAAAGAGTGTGATGAAAGCGATAAGGAGGAGGATCAAGAGGAAGAGGAGGGTAACGATGAGAATATACACCAAACAACTGCAAAAAAAATGAATACATATTCGTTGATGTTTTTATTTCTTGTATTTTTCGTATACTTAACTCTTCAAAAAGAATTTCAGTCAATCTATTTCGACTTTATCTTTCTCATTTTGATAAACCTGTTGAATACGTTGAAGGTTTTTGAACTGTTGAACGAAGATGATTAAAATGACAATAATATGACAATTCGTTAAAATATATCTTGAATTTGTTTATTTCTGTAATTATAAAATTTAGTTATACCTTTATTTTTTGTCTTTGTTTATTTTATTTTTTCTTTAGTTCTACATTCTCTCGAAGCGCCTTATTATAAAGTTCTTTTAGTTGTTGCATTTTTTCTTTTAATTTATAGTTTTCATCTTGTAAATCGAAAATCATTTTTTGCTGAGAATCTATCTTTTGAAATATTTCAGGATTTGTTCTTACAATTTCGTCATATTGTTTTCTTTTTTCATCTTGTTTTTTCATCGCATTTTGTTTCATTTCTTCTTTTTTTTTTATTAATATTTTCGTTTCGTTCATAACATCAGGCTTCATTACAGGTTCACCGTCGGGATAAGCAACGAGCAATGGCTCAAGGTTCATGAAAAAATTTACAACACTTTCATCTTTTATAAAGTCTCGTACAGTCTTTTCAGAGAGACGCATAACATTACTAAATGAATCCTTTAATAATGTTCGCTTATCAAATGTATTATGACGATGAGAAAACACTAATATTGTCTTCATTGATTCCAATTGAACAAATGGAACCGTATATCCTTTTAAAAACTCTCGCTCTTCTGCTAAACATGCATCATTATTGTATTTATGTTCGTCGAGTAACTCTCTTCGAAATGCAAAAGTGCCTGCTGTGGCGTGATTCGGACTATAAGGTCCAAACTGCACCATTTGATTCGTTTCTTTAAAATAAATATACATCTCGCTGCTTCCTGCACATAATGCATACGGATTTTTCTGTAGCATTTCCACTGCATGTGATACACGTTCTGGCGGATAATAGTCATCATCATCCATATATACAAGGATGGATCCGCGTGTTTTTTTATGCATGATGTTTCGTTTTTTACCGAGATACATTTTATTATCAAATTTAAAATACCGTACAAGTGGGTGTGAAGAAATCAAATCTTCGATTTTATCGGTTCCATCGTCAATAATAACCCATTCCATCTTATCCTTTGGATAGGTTTGACTGTCAACACATTTTATCAGGTTTGTAATAAAGGGTCTTCGATTAAATGTGGGTGTGCAAATGCTTACAAATGGAAAATCTGAATCTGCTCGTGTATTCATAATGATAATTGCGTATATAGTTTATTGTATACGCAATTATATCTTTATATTATTATTTATTTTTGTTTATAAAATATGTTTACTTTATGTTATATATATTTTCTATACATATATATATACTATTTTAATCAATGAATAAAGCTTTAGAAAGAAAAAAATCCACGGCATATGCAATGAAGGGGGGTGCAGGTAATCCGTACGAATATGAAGGTGTTCGACTCACTCCAAATAATCCGTTGATTCATATTGGAATTTATGTTAGTGATGATGGTAAAAATCATAATTTTAATATTCCAGCAATCACAACCGGTAGTTTTTTTTCAAAAAAAACAACGCCTTCTAAAGATTTTAGTAGTTTTTGTGAATTATATCAATATTATCAAACAAATATTCCAATATCATGTGTTCATCAACAGTTTGAAATGAAAACTGGCGGTAAAATGTTGAAAGCGCCATCTTTCATGGATATTTTAGGATATGCATTAATTCTCGTAGGAACTCAAGAAGAATATATGTTGTTAAACTTAGAGGATAGTAATATTTTGAAGTCAATATTTCTTGCGTTATTGGCATCAGTGAATAAAGGACCCATTTGCGTGGACCAACCCGGACAACTGGTTATAAATGATGAATTTAAAAATATGCTTTTAAAAGCAATAAATAAATCTTTTCCACTTCAAATGGACCAAATGATAGTTCCTGATATAAATCGGTTAAATAACTTTCAAGTAGAAAACATGTTGCGTTTTTTTAAAAGGGCATTATTTTATTATAGATACAATACACTTCCATCATCATCAGGATTAACTTTTGAAAGCATGTCGACTACCGATAATGCATTAAGAGCATTTGGAGCGGGATCTTCACCAGATTTTGAGAAATTCAAAGCTGATAGATCACTATCCTACTTTATACATAATTCAGGGTTGTATAGAGAAGACGCATTAGAATTGGCATTATTAAGTCAAGCACCAGGAGGAGCAGCAGCATCAATGGGAGGAAAATATAGAAGAAATAAAAGAATGAGAATGAAAATGACGAAAATGAGAACGAAAAGGACGAGAATGAAAACAAGAAGGACGAGAAGAAGATATTGAAAAATGATACAAAAAAATCAACAAGGTCAAAATATTTATTACGAGAATGAGAATGCATACATGTTGAATAAAAATAATACTACGGCAACAACAACATAATAAGGTTCATAACCATTCAAATATTTAAAGGCATTCATTACCATACCTAAACTAAATAATAACATGAGTAATGACTTTTTCTTTTTAAAAATTTCAAATACTACTTTTGATTGTGTTGCCTCGTTTACTTGTGTAAATGGAATCCAAAGAAACATGATGATGGATTGAAAAATAAATCCAAAAAAATTCAAAAGGGGTGGTATCCATGATATTAAAAAGAGCCCAAACGTCCATGCGAGTCCAAACATCATAAATCCCGAATTGTATATTTGAAACGCATATGTCATAAAAAATCCTATAAACCCACCATATAATCCGATGATGTATACGAAAAGAACACCAATTGCCATAACAATATTTTCAACAATTCCATAACTGTCGTATTTATCTTGAGTGGTGATCGAGCTCATACTCGTGCATATCATTTTAACAAATGATCTAAATGTGGCGTATGTATTTTTTGACGACATTGCGATCCAAAATGAAAAAGGAGTGTATTCGAAAAATGCATTCGGATCTTTTAATTCACGTTTGATTGTGCCGCATGTTTTGGAACACGTGTTTAAATTATCATCTCCTGGATCGCAATACAAGTTATAAGGAAATCCGAATGAGTACAATGGATCATCATCAATTTCAACATGTTGTGCACCTTGGCCTCCAAGCCTTGGATCAGACGGAGTACAATACGGATATGTATTAATATCAGATGGTATCCATTTATTCAACACACTTTTTGATGCTGACATACGAACCAGTGTCAAAAACGAAGAACCTATATACCCAATAATACAAATTTGGATAAACAAATAAAACAAACTTTTAAAAAATTCGGCATATGATTCAATCGACGGATTTTGATTTGAATTAGTTTCATTACCGCTATCGGAATCTGTGGTGGAAGGATCGGTAGAATTTGTTGTTGATGTTGCATTTCCAGATGCATCAGAAGGCGGCGATGAAGAAAATAAAGAAAATGTATTTCCAAACATTCCATTTCCAGATGCATCAGTCACATTTCCAGATGCATCCGAAGATGATGAAGAAAATAATGAAAATGTATTTCCAAACATTCCATTTCCAGATGCGTCAGTCACATTTCCAGATGCGTCAGTCACATTTCCAGATGCATCCGAAGATGATGAAGAAAATAATGAAAATGGTTCTAAATTCGGATAAAATAAATCCTTGATATTTGTCGTCCCCCCTAATAATGACGAAATCATTATATTTTTATATTTTAAAAATCACTTATTATATTATAGTTATAATTTTAATTTAAAATATTATTATAATTCAAATGAATTTATGAATTTCTCTCTATTCTCTCTAAAACTATTTCCTAAAAACAAAATAGAATATGAAGAAGTGAATGTTATCGAAACATAATTATTACAAACAACTTACATTTTAGAATGTAGAGAGAATAGAGAGAAATTCATAAATTCATTTGAATTATAAAAAATAAAAAATAATTATATAGGATTATATATATAAAAATGGATCAACTACTTCCGGGAGATGAAGAAGATATGTTTAGAGAAAGACCGCCAGAACGGTTGAAACATACGGGTTTAAAAAGTGATGGCGATGATGATTTATTTATAACATACAATCCTTATGAAAGTGGAGACTTTACACTACCGCCTCTGCCACTTGTGTTACCCGGACAAAGACCAATGATTAAGGCTTCTTCTTCATGCTTAAAAGAAACTGGCTTAAGATATGAAGATGCTGTAAATTCTTTTTTAATGCATAAATCAAAATTACCATTTGATAAATTACCGCTACTATTTAAACAATTTTTATTTATTTATTTTAGAAAATTGTTACTTGAATTACAACAAGATATACACTATTCACCCCAAAATTTGATCATCATTGAAGATTATATAAAATCGCCGGGTTACAATCAATTTGTAAATGAGTATGAAAGCGGTTTAACTCCTGAGTCAGTATTGAACATAAGTTTTTTAACTCCTCAACAAAAAGTATATTTATGTGTATATTACTTTTTAAAAATGAATGAACTTAAGCTAACGAATAAAGATGTTAGAGATTTAGATATGTTATGTTTAGAAGGGGGTAAAAAAAGGAAAAAATATCGATATAGTAAAAAATTAAAGACTAAAGTAAATAAAAAATATAAATCACGACTACAATCACGCAAACGACGCCGCCGCAAATAATGAAATATCGTTTTTATATTTTTACTTTTTTTTATAAATTTTTGATATCTTTATATATGCATTCAGATACTTTCATTTCAAGCAGTGATTACAAAAGCGGCGCATGGCCGAGTGGTAAACTGCGGTTCGAACAAATAGACAATCACACATTGTATACTCTGATGTTCGAAACCTACAACGATCAATGTGAATTTTCAGTTAAATTAAACAAGACATCACAAGATCAAAATTGTTAGGGTATATAAAATCTTGTAATCCGGTATAGCATAGCGGTAGTGCGCAAGGCTGTCAAACCTTGAGGTATCTGATCGACACAGGTTGCTGGAAAATAATCCCTCGTAGCGCAGTGGAAGCGCGCCGAAAAACACCGTCATCTATCAACATGACATGCAAATGTCCGAATTTGAAGATGGTTATCGCCTTATGAGCCGGAGGTCACACGATCGAAACGTGTCGGGGGAATTCATCATCATCATATCGCACCAGTGCATCAAGGCACAAGAGCAACTAAACCGGGGTGGCGCAGGGGTAGCGCGCGGGGCTCATAACTCCGAGGTCACTCGATCGAAACGAGTCTCCGGTATTTAAAATTTGGCAGCTTTACAGAAGCTGCTTGTCATACTACAAGTGACGAAACCTCGGGTGCGGAATTATCGGACTGATCATCCTGAGAGTGAGATCGAAACTCACACCGAGGCATAAACATTCTTTAGCGGCTTTAAAGAAGCTGACAGTTGTAACAATACGACACCAACCAAACCACCCTCATGGCGAGCGGCTTATCGTCGAATAACCCCAAGACAGTAACATGTCCGAACTTTCGATGGTTATCTCTTTCTCATTAAAAGGCGAGCATCGGATCGATACCGATGGGTGGTACAAACCGACATGGCGCAGAGGAAGCGCGCGGGGCTCATAACTCCGAGGACGTATGATCGAAACATACTGTCGGTATTTTTTATATTTCATCATTTTATATGATACGATAAATATTTTTCATGAATAATTCATAATTAACATGACGTAGTATAATATAATATATATTTAAATATACTTAAAGATGTATCGCTAATAATGGTATAAGCAAGTTATCTTGTAAGATAGTATGGTCACAACAGTATGCGATAATAAATTGGCGGGGTGTGTAAAGTGGTTCAATATGAAGACTGGATTCGGATTTTTGACTGTTCTTAAGTCTACATCTGGAAGCGAACTCAAGGTTGGAAGTGAAATTTTTGTTCATCACACGAATGTAAAGGTTTCCGAAGAGCAGTATCGATTTTTGGTTCAAGGTGAGTATGTTGAGTTTGACGTTTCCAATGTTGCAAACGGACAACACTCTTGTCAGGCAGTCAATGTAACTGGCATGTTTGGAGGAAAGTTGATGTGTGAGACGCGCAATGAGGCGCGCCAACAGCAAAACGGAGGAGACAGAGAGGATGGTGGTGCTGATGACACTTATGTGCCTGTTTTGAGGCGCACTTCGTCATCTTCTGATGGTCCATCACGAGCGTCGTCATCATTTTCCAGGTCAGGTGATGGAGGTCGTGGACAGCGCGGTGGAAGAAGATAGGCGAGTAAAATAGATATTATAACAATAAAAAATTGTAACAATATAAAAATAATTCAATATATTTTCTATTGAATTATTTACAATAATACATTTATTTAAATACACTATTTCATGCGTTTACTTGCAAGAATGTATGCTTTTTTCTTATGATCGCATCCATCTTTTAAAATATGAAAATCGACGACTGCGGCATTTCCGCCAGTTACTGAACTTGCTAAACGTGCAAGCCCCCATGAGCGCGCAGTTTGGTTTGGTCTTGAGCCTGAAGAATAGTAAGCACCTTCACCCTTTTTAACGATTTGATTGAGGGCTTTTAAAGAACAACCCGTTTTTTGCGCAAGTTCTTGATTTGGAACAATATTTTTCACACCGTATATCCGTTCCGCATTCTGAATATGAGACGATTTTTTATTTTTAAACGATGCTATTCTTTTCCGAGTAAAATATTTTTTATTTTTATACATTCGTCTCGATTTTTTCAACATTTTTAATTGAAGTTGTTTATCTTTACTCGACAAATGTTGTGGAATATAACGATTTGGTATTTTACGCAACCTATTTTTTTTTCTACTATATTCTCTAATTTTCATTTTTATTTGTTAAATATTTTATCTCTATAATCTTGTATATTATATTATACGTTAGAAATTATAAAAAATGAATGAAATGAATGAAATGAATGAAATGAAATTATAATTCTTCTTGGTTAAAAAAAATACTTCTAAATCTCTCCATTTCTTTATCTGTAAAAAGCATAGTTAAAAAATCTTCCGGTGTTCGCGTTTCTTTCAATAAGTTGATAATCATAAATAGCGAGTATATTCCACATTCAGTGTTACGTTTCTGATGCTCCTTATCATTCACGACGTATTTAAAATTAAGTCCCAACGCTTTACCTTGTTTTATGATTTTTTTTACAAATTGTGTAATCTCTTTTGGGGGCGCATCACCGGTGCTATCAAAGAAGAAAATAAATCGTTTCTTTATGTCAATAAAGAGAGAGATCCAATGTGACCCTGTTAAATAATGAGGATCTGTATTAAAAATAATTCCGATTTTATGTTTCGGTTCAGCCGGATTCAAATAGTTTCTCAATTCGAAATTGCATAATTCTTCAAAAACACACGAACTTTCTCCTTTTGGTGTTTTATCGAAATCAATAGGAGATGGACCAAGAAATTCAAATGACGGAAATGTGTCTTCATATTGTTTCATTACTTTTGAAATGTCCACACTGGACAACCATTCATTTGGATTTTTTTTCCATGTTTTTGGACTTTCAGGTGCGAAATAGTTGAATAAATTTTTTATTTCTTTGGATGCAGACGCCAACTGGCGCAACCAACATGATTCTTTATTGCAAACATTTCCAAATCCCGACTTTAAAGAATGCCATATTTCTTCAACATCGTTGCTTTGTATTGCGGCATCCGGATGTCGCGCGTTCCAAGTATCTCTGAGTTGCATTAGCGCGTTGGTTGTATAACATGTAAAACTTTTTTCTTGGGTCGGGCTGCACGATAATTTCTTAAAATCTCGATCTATATTTAAAGTTGATTTTTTTGTTCTTGTTCCTCCAGAACCAGAACCATTTCTATTATTTGACCCAGATTCCAACATTTATATATTATCGTTAGAATTTGTTACATCAAAAGAAACTTTTTTCTTAATTTTCTTTTTTTTATTTTTTATATTTTCAGATTTTTCAATATTTTTTATTTTTTCTATATTCTCTCCAGATTGACTTATTTTTATATTATTATTATTAATATTAGATGTAAATTTTTCATTTATTGTATTATTTGTTTGTGCTTTTATTTTTATTCCTTTGTATTTAAATTCGGGATCTCTTGGATTAAATGTAAACTGTTTCGGATAAAAAACAGGTTCATTCTTTTTTACATTTTTTCGAATGACATAATTGTCAAGTGTGATTTTTTTTACCTCTTTAGGTTTAAAACATAATTCATTTGCTTTATTCAATTCAAACATATTATTTTCATTTTTATTTTTACATACACATTTATTATTTTCATCTATAATTTGACTTTGACACACATAACATTTTTGTATCATTTCGCTTTGATCAGAAAATTTCAAAAAGGATATGCATGCGCGAATGTACATATTGAAGGCACCTACCAAAACATTTTGATTTTTATCATTTTCTAATTGATTTTTAAATAAATCTTTTGTCAATGAGATAATTCTTTTCCTATAAAATCTTATATCTCGATTAAAACCTGAATCGCCATCAATGTGGTTCTTTTTAAGATATTTTTCATATTGTGTTGTGTTTACCATATATGCGAGTGTAACCCCATCTATCATGTTGAGACCAACTGGATAACTTGTACTCAACATCAACTCGACATCCTTACTTGTCGTACTATTATTTTCCATTTATATAAATGAATAATGTATAGATATACTTTTTACGTATACATTAATTATTATTTTAACTGGATTTTATCTTTTCTCTAAAAAATACTTTAATAAAAAGAATAAAATAACTAAAATACATTAGTGCCGCAAATACCATATTGGCATATTCTGATTTTGAAGAATTGATTTGACAATTCATGAACCAGCTGTAGACGATGTAACAACCACCAACCATTTGACTTATTTGAATAACAGTGATAACCTTTCGATAAGGGTGCAACATTTTATTACCTATTGCATAGAGAGCATAGTAAAAATACATGATTGTATGGACAGAAAGGTTCATAAGTGCAAAATATCCACCAGATGCACCAATGTGAGAAGCATGCCAACAGTATAAACAAGTTATAATATGATGGTACCAATGGATAAATTCGAGTTGAGATTTTCTTATAACAACGAATATTGTATCGATAAATTCAAAAAACTTTGACAACCCAAAAAAAACGCAGACATAAACTGATATAGTAATATTTTTATGTTTTTTAATGCAAATTCCATAATTTTCATCGTTTACAAAATCATTATATATAAAGGGAAACAACAATACTGCACCTATGCCACTTGATAGAGAAAGAAACATATTCCACAAAAAAAATAATGTGTCATAATAACCGCCACGCATTGCCGGTTTGTTTTGCATATAATTTTTTAATGTAAAAATTGTGGGTACATACATTGCGCATATAAATCCTAATAGATATGTATTACTATAAATAGAATCATGTACACTATTATAATACGGAAAGTTTAGATTTCTTTCGAAATAGGGATATAAATAGTCCATTATAGTTGTTGTTATTGTATATTTATTTATAGTTGTTATTTTTCTAAATTAATTTTAATTTTATATTATTTTCTTGAAATGCGTTTTTTACTGCATCGATTCGTTTTTCCCCAAACGCAGTTATTTCTTATACATTCATTTTTATCTTTATGAGACGGACACGTCCGCGTATTTGTTTTTGCATTTGATTTTGATTTTTTTTGTGTAGATCGTCTTTTGCTACATCGATTTGTTTTTCCCCATACACATTCTTTATTTTGAACACAAACTTCTTTGTCTTTCTGAGATGCACAGCCATTTGAACCGCTTACAGAACTCTTTTTTCTCTGTACTATTGCGTTAACTGGTTTAGGCGGTGACGGTGTTTTATTTTTTTTCGGCGACGGGGTCGATTTTTTCGGGACAAAGTCATTTAATAATCCTCGAACATGTTTTCCTTGCGGTTCTAATGGAGAAACAAAATATTCAGGACCGTTATCATCCAGCGCGCCTTGAAAATCATACGATTGTTGTTGATAATCATCATCTCTTCTCACTTTTGGGTTCGCTTTAAAATAATCTTCTATTTTCTGTTCAATATCGATACCAAGTTGATAATTTATCGGCCTTCCTGATTTCTCACTAATATATTTGAAACAGTCATTGTGAAATGCAGCTCCAAATCCTTTGTATTTCTCTTTTTTTACACTTCCAGCTTGCACCGCAACGGAATCTCTGAGTCCAAAGAGTCCGCCACTTTTTATTGGAAATTGTCCATATCTATCATCGCCTTTTAATTCCATCACAGTACTTGTGTTATCATCAAGACCTAAAACATCTGAGAGCCAATCCAATTTAGTATGACGTAACTCGTATAAATCCTCGCCTTCATCATCATCGCTGGGTATTTTTTGACCTTCAAACGGAGAATAAAAAGGCAAATTGCATAGAGGGCAAAAAACATCAAAAACGCCACCACCTTTTTGCTTAGAACAGCTCATTTTAATAATATATATATACATGTATATATTAATTTCTAAAAGGTTAAAATTCGATAAATAAATAATTAAAAATACACCTCACGAGAGGCTCGAACTCTCGACCTCAGGATTAGAAGTCCTGCGCTCTATCCAACTGAGCTAGTAAGGCTTTTATAAATTATATTTATAATTTTAATTCGTTATATTATTTATATATATTAAAAATAATGAAGTAATACTAAATTTTACTAAATATTTATAAAAATTTCTAAATAAATATATATTTCTAAATATATTTCTAAATATATTTCTAAATATATTTCTAAATATTACTAAATATTACTAAATATTACTAAATATTACTAAAAAATATTGCAATTTATAAATTTTTAATATCATGGCGTGTTGAATTATTAAAAAAATTTTTTGCAATATTATGTTCATTTGGATTATGTGGACAAAATGGTTCACGGTGAAACAGATCGGGATGAGGTTGTTCCACATACTTTTCCGGAACTCTAACATTATACAAGTCGCTTTTTGAAGATGGGACATAATACGATTGTTCACAGTTTTGAAGCGCAAAAACTTGGTTGCGTAAAATGGATTCTGTGTTTACATTGGATGAAAAAAGAGACCACGGTGCTTGCGCATTACCGGGATTAAATATTTGTTCGGGATTGAATGTTGGAAACTGTTCCAATGGCACAGACGGTGTTGCACGCTGGTCTAAAATCGGCATAATCGAATACCTGGTTAAAACTGGGCGCATGCTATATTGCGGTTGTAAAGGTGCAGATGGAACATTTCGAACGGATATACGATCGTTTAATTCTCTCGAGCGTTGTTGATTGCATAAGTATAATTTGTTTACTACACCAAACATTTATTTTAAAATTTGGCTATTCTGTATATTTATCTTTTATTATTTATTTATATTTTAATTTTAATATTTAAATAATAAAAAATAATCATGACTTTATAGACTACAGATTACATTTATTTGATTTAATATTTATTATTTTCTTGAATGTTTTGATTTTCTTGAATGTTTTGATTTTCTTGAATGTTTTGATTTTCTTGAATGTTTTGATTTTCTTGAATGTTTTGATTTTCTTGAATGTTTTGATTTTCTTGAATGTTTTGATTTTCTTGAATGTTTTGATTTTTTATAACCACCACCTTGTGATTGTGGTGGTGACTTTATTGGCGGGGTTGGCAGGATTGGCGGTTTTGGTTCCGACAATGGCATTTTACCTTCAGGACCGCCATAAACAGAATCCCACTCTGCACGAGTCATTTTTGCCTGAACTTTTTGATATTCCTCATATTCTTTTAAACGACGTTGATAGGTGTCATAATCAATATTATATTGTTTTAATTTTTGTAAATATATTTCATAATCATGTTGATATTGTTCATCCTGTTCTTTTCTTACTCTATCCAGGCTTGAAATTAACCCTGAATCATTCCAACCAAGACCACTCATGTATTTAGTTATACTAATACTAAATATTATAATATATTTGAAACATAATAAAATATAAATTGATTTTAAAAAACATAAATTCGTATGTTTTAGTTTTCGAATAAGAAGAATCTGGAAACAAATGTTTCTTAAATTGTTTCAAAGGGTCCGACACGTTCAACTCGATAAATTATATTCAAAACGGATTCACACACAAAGTTGTCTGTCCTCATTGTTCGATCAGCGGCGTAAAATTGAAAACGAATGGAAAAAAGTTCAAAATGAATGGAAAAATGTTCAAAATGAATGGAACGACGACGAAGATGAACAACGGCGCGCGTTTCGTGAAGAAGAGAAAAAAATAGTTGAAAACAACAATCAACAAATCATTCGTGAAACTACAGAGAAAAAAAAATACCAAAGTCACTATGAATACAAAGGCGCATGTTGTACAAAACAATCAGAAACATACTTGATTCACTATGAAGGGGGTGTTGGAACTATTCCAAAAAATAAAAATTGAGGTGCAGTGTTCAATAGTGTAGGCGTAGTTCATATATTTTTTTTAAGAAAATTGAAAATAGAATATAATAACATAATATTATACAAGATAGAGAAGAATATTTTTAAACAACATGACGTTACTTGCAATAAAAGAGAATGTTCATATTGACCCTCACGAAGAATTGATTGAATTATTGAGGCGATGGTTCTTTTGGTTGGAATAAAACCATTGGATTAAATATATTTAATGAAACCAACATAGATAAATAGTAATATATAAATGTAACTTCTTGGAGAATACTAATAAAGGAGACACATATCTATAAAAAATGTGCGGTATTTTTTATTATGAAAATCGTATGACGAAATATTTAGAAATGAAAAAGCTGAAATCACTTCAAAAAACATTTTACAAGTCGAGTCATCGAGGACCAGATAACTCTATTTTTTTACACGAAAAGGTAGCCGACCATTTTTCACATCGGTGTTTTGGATTTCACCGACTATCAATCAATGGACTAAGCAGCGTTGGAAACCAGCCACTTAAGCTTAAAAATTGTACACTGATTTGCAATGGTGAAATATATAACTATAAACAATTGATTGATGAATTTAATTTGGCAGAAGAGTACAATAAGGGTGGTTCGGATTGCGAAATTGTGATTCATCTGTTTCGTAAAATCGGAATGGAGGAAGCGCTGAAACGGCTGGATGGTGTATTTGCATTAACGTTGGTTGATCACGATACGAATGCCATGTATGTTGCGAGAGATCCTTTCGGCATTCGTTCCTTGTTTTATGGTTCAGAATTTGGATTTGCGGCAGACATTACAGTTTCAAGCGAGATAAAGTCAATGGATCATTGCATGGGATGTTATATAAGTCAATTTCCATCTGGATGTTATGGTATTTATGAGCAAGGTTACCTTACAATTCGCCCTTATTATAGTGAATTACATACTGCGACACGTGCAGATCCAATTCTTGAACAATACGTACCATACAACTATATGTTTAAAACAATTGAAGATTCAGAAGAAAATATTTGCGCGAATCTTAAAACGCTTTTAGAAACTGCGGTAAAAAAACGGCTTATGTCGGAGCGTGGTGCAGTAGGATGTTTACTTTCCGGCGGTTTAGACAGTACGCTTGTTACTGCAATCATGTGTAAATTTATGGATCCTTCGAAGTTGAATACATATAGTATTGGGTTAAAAGGTTCGGTAGACTTGATGTGGGCGCGGCGAGCTGCAAACTACCTTGGGACATGTCATCATGAGGTATGCTTATCAGAACAAGAATTTTTGGATGCGATCGAAGACACAGTATACCAAATTGAAAGTTATGATACGACTTCTGTACGCGCATCGCTCCCGAATTTTCTGATAAGTAAATACATTTCTAAACATTCTGATGATGTTGTTATTTTTTGCGGAGACATGTCGGATGAAATTTTTGGATCGTATCGCGGATTTACAAAGGCGCCATCAGATGAAGATTTTAAACGTGAAAATGAGCGCATGATACGCGATGTGCGATATTTTGATTTGCTGCGTTCTGACAAAACTATTTCCGGAGCGGGACTGGAGGCACGCGTACCGTTTGCAGACAAGGCATTTTTGAAATATGCGATGGAGATTCCACCGCGATTTAAGCGGTTTGATGACGAGCGGATTGAAAAATATTTGCTTCGGAAGGCATTTGATGGACAGGGATATTTACCGGATGATTTGCTTTGGAGACGAAAAGAGGCATTTAGTGATGGTGTATCGGGGAATTCAGGAAGAACGTGGGTGCAAATGATCAAAGAACATGTTGAAACCAAAGTATCAGATGTTGAATTTAATGCATATGTAAAAACAATTACTGAATTAAAAAATAATGTAGTGAATGAACATAATTTACCATATGACAAGGAGAGTTTTTATTACAGAAAAATATTTGAGAATTGTTTCCCAGAAAAAAGCGACAATGCGATTCCATACTTCTGGAGACATCCATTTTGTTCGAATATTGACCCATCGGCGCGTCTGCTTGAATTTTATAAACAGTAATAGAAATAAAATAAAGTAAGTAACTGCATTGCATTGTATTAACTTTTGTAAAATAGTATTTATAAAAGTATAATAAATAAATACTATTAAAAATATATAGAAAGAAAAAAAAGGGTTGAAATATATTTTTTAAAAAATATTATGAAAAGAATGTTTTATAATGAGTCATACAATGAAACCATGAGACTTCTTCTATCATCCTCATCATCATCCTCATCATCATCGTATTCGTCGCCATCGCCACCGCCACCGCCATCTCTACCGCCAGCACATATAGAAAAACAGATGGAACATGTTGAAGTTTTAAAAACATATATACCATCGCCTGTTTTTACACTGGATGAAATTATTGGAACGATAATAAAATATGCACAAGAAGCAGAACTTTATCAGTTGACGCAATGGGATAACATGAGTAAATTTATGTTAAAACATACAATTACAAATATTCATGCAAATAATGAAAAAGAATACTTGAAAGATTTTATTGTATATAAACAGTATGATGCGGTTGTAAAACAGTCAAGTGGAATAAAATATGGCATGTTTAAACATAAGTATTTCAATTTAATGTTCCGTATTGACGATATTAATGACCAAATTTCAGGAGAAGATAGTGTAAGTTCAATTCTAATGGAAAAATATAAAAATAAATACCAAGATATTATAAGATTGGGAATTATTATTCCGTTGTATTGTCATATCAAATTTTCCAATCCGAAAATATTTTATAGTGTTCAACCGTATATTATCGGTGCAGTTACATTCGACAAATGGGTTAACTCTATTCAAAACAAGGGCAATTTTGATGAACTTGTATATGATGCCTTTATGCAGTTATCTGCAATTTTACAAGAACTACATGAAGTTGACTGTGTTCATGGAGATATAAAACCTGCCAATATTCTTGTTGGAATAAAAAATGGACAAGTATCTGTTTTTCTTATTGATTTTGGTCTTTCTGGAATTCACAATAAGACGACAAATGCGAGCGGCGGAACTCTTCCTTTTTGTGCTCCAGAAACGAATAATACAATTGCAAACACAAAAAATGGAAATAATGTAATAAAATATCCACAGAACTTTGAATACACTTGGGTAAAACATAATAAATCGCATGATATATGGTCTCTTGGATTTATTTTTATGACAGTGTTCGCGTTTAAAAGTGTTAAATTATATTATCATGATTATCCAATTCAATTTTTCTTGTCATCAGGATATATTTCTCCAATTTATTTTCAAATGGTCAAACATGAATATATTCGAGAAATTTTAGGAGAAAATATACTTGTTGAACCATCCAAACGATGCGATATTTTAAAACTAAATAGTCTTATCTCAAACTTAAGTTTTATGTAGAAGTCTACAACATATAAATTTTTTTAAAATTATATAATATATATATATATATATATATTATAATATATATATATATATTATATAGTAAAAATGACAAAATATTCTGTTTTAATAGGTATTAATTATATAAATACAAATGATGAACTTAACGGATGTATAAATGATGTATTTAACATGAAAAACTTTTTGGAATTTCGTCTTGGATACAAAAATTTTATTGTATTAACAGATAACACACAGATAAAACCAACGAGAAATAATATATTGAGTGCAATAAATTCTCTTGTTTCTAAATTAAAACCCGGCGACGATGCATGGGTTCATTATTCAGGACATGGACTTCTTGTTGATGATTTCAATGGAGATGAGAAGTATGACACTTGTATATGCCCAATCGATTATAATATCAGTAGAAGACGCGGTGGAGGACTCATTAGTGACGATACAATTCGTTCCGTTTTAATTAATAAAATTCCAAAAGGAACGAAATTGTATTTTGTTTTAGATGCTTGTCACAGCGCAACTGGATTGGATCTTGCTTATAAATATGATGACTCCAGTTTTTTAAAAGACAAAAGTAAAAAACCAGTTGAATATATTCGAGATGAATGGGTTCTTGATCAAAAAGAACATTACTTTAAACAATATCCTAGAACGAATGGTGACATATATTGCGTAAGTGGATGTCAAGACCATCAACAAAGTGCAGATGACTACATTAAAAGTGACCAAATGTTCGGAGGAGTTTTAACAAGCACAATGCTCTCTCTTTTCAACACAAACGATCTAAATAAATATAAATGGACGGACTTTTTGAAAGACTTGAACTGCACCATAAAGGTGAATGGTTATGACCAAGTTCCTGCACTTACCTCAGGAAAACCACTCATTTTGGACAATACTATTTTAACGAATGATATTGAAAATCCTATAAAACAACCTACGAGACCTTCAAATTATGTAAGAAAAAATATATTTACAGAGGCAAAATTTATACATGCAAAACGAAATTTTAAAAATAAAACCAAAATTATGAAAATGACATTTAAGTGAAGATATTTCACGAATTTTTACACATTTTCACATGTTATTTTAATAATATCACTTCTACATATCGGACATTCTCCCTTTTCCATTTTATCATAACAATCCGGACACATTACCTTGTGTCCACACGGTTGTAGTCGCAACGTTGATTTATTTCTAAAACACATAATGCATTGTTCTTCTTCATTATCTGTTTGAATACTGTGAGTACTTGGAGGTAGAGGAAGCTTTATACTGTGATTTTGATAATAAGATGCAGTTTGTGCAGCCGTCGCATTAATTTGATGCAAGTAACCGGCAAAGTCTTGATACTCTGGGCCGTATGAATCATGTGTTAAAGCTGATGATGGTGCTGGGGCTGGCGCTCGTGCCGGTGTTATAATAAAGTCACCGACATCCGTTATCCTTCTGTAAAATCCCAAATATCCAGAACGAGCGGTTTCGCAATCACATATTCTTACCCTGGACGCATTTGGATCATTTTTTTCATAATACACACTGCCATTTTCATTTCTCGACAGCTTGAAAATAATATTTGGAGACAGTCCGTCTAACTCAATGGTTACGACATCTCTATAGTTACTGGTTTGAAAAAATAAATGCGACGAATGCCGAGAAGCATAATATTTAACTTGTGGTTTAGCAACATCAAACAAAAAATCGCGATATGCCCACGCCTGATAAGGTCGCGCTTTAAACCAGTTGGCATTTTCAACATCGGTTAGAAACACTTTTACATCTGACATGTCAATTGCCGGGAACAGACGTTGCCCATTTGAAATAAATGTTGGGTTATAATGATCATTATTGTCTCTAAAAACGCTTATACCGTTATCACTTTCATATACAGTCTCGCGATGATATGTCGGTCTATTCTTATACTGTGTATATGCAATGGCATATCGCTTATGCTCTTCTGATTCAGAGTTAATGCTTATTGGAATCCAAGCGGAGCCTGATCGAATGTAAATGTCGCGAATTTGCCTCTCATGATTCATGTTATAATTTTATTAAACTATTTATCATCACATTATTTTTTTAAATTGTTTTTTAATATATATATATATATATATATATAACAGAAAATGAAAAAATTACGATGTTCTCGGATGCGCGACATGTTAGACCCTCAAAGAGAAAGACTAGCCGAAACAGCCTCAATAACTGCTATAAATAATTGGAGTGATGGTTTAATCGTTTTAGAAAGATTATTAGATGATAGTATAGTTTATAAAGATGTATCTAAACGTAATTTAATTCTTACTAATATAAATAACTTCATGATAAATGCTACGAATCCTCTCCGCAAACTTGAGGAAAATATAGATGATGTAAATAGTAGAATAAAAACAATTAAAACAAATTACATAAAAAATTCTGACAAAATAAATATTTTTGTTGTCACTATGACCAATATTATTAACTTTGATTATACTGTGGACAATACAAATCAGCTGGACGAAAAAACACGATCATTGATTAAAAATATTATTGATATTAAAAAAAAAAATAATGCTTACACGACCCTAAGTAAGATTATACAAATATATACACGAGATCCACAACAATTATCGAATGATGCAATGAAGGATGAAGTCGAAAGTAATAAGAATAATAAATAATAAATAATAAATATAAACAATTAAATAAAATATATAGTAATATTAATATTAATATTTCTGTATACATATACATATAATAAATGTCATTCACTCGCTTTCACGATGATCCATGTAGAATACACAAACAGTTGCAAGAATCGACCGATCCAGGACGTTACATGTTGAACCGACCGGGCAACGGCGATAAACCATGCTATTTTGAAGATCCATATATTCGAATTCAGGGCTGGGGCGCCAATTTAAGAACAAACACAATTAATTTAGAAAGTAATTTGAAAGGTTTGAACCAACCGTTGTCGAGAGATTGTATGGAAAATAATTATGTAAACACGTCAGTTTCAAGCAGTCCGATTTCATATCCGGAATGCAAATCGGCAGTAGAACAGTCACGTGTCACACATCCGGCATGGACGTATCGCGATTTGGAACAGACCAATTGGTATTATCCGCAGCTGAACCCTCAGGAAAATGTATGTTTTCCGTTTCAGAATAATTTGAGCACTCGAATTCTGGAAAAGAATAATTATATTACAAAAATACCATGTTTCCCTTTTTTACGATGAATTTAAATTTATTTTGTTTGTGAATAAATATAATTAAGTTATATATATATATATATATATATATATTATATAATTATTCAAAGTAAATGAAAGTTGGATATTTGCCGGGTGTATTTGACTTATTACATTGTGGTCATATTAATATCATATCTAAAACCATAGAAAAATGCGATCTTACTGTTATTGGTATTCACACTGATGAGTTTGTTACTAATTATAAACGTCGTCCAATTCAAACACAATATGAACGATTTAAAGCCGTTCAGAATTACTTTGGATCAAAAGTGTATGCGCTTGAAATTGTCGGTTCAAATCATCTCGAAGTCATTAAAAAATATAATATAACCCATATTTTTCATGGAACAGACTGGGAGTTAGAAAGTTATAAAAAACAAATTCGATATTATGAAGACGGTTTAGATGAATTAAACATTACTATCGAACTAATACCTTATACACAAGGTATATCATCAACTATGATTGTTTCAAATTTGGAGGCGTATCGAAATTTAGACTGTATATTTTTTGACCTGGATAATACATTGTTGTTAAATGATGCTCCAACAAATCAAGCAGTTGAATGCGTTCAATTTATTCAGAAACAAAATATTGAAATAAAGGTGGTAACAAATAATAACAACTATACACCGAAACAAATTAGCTCAAAACTTTGTGGCGTCGGAATTGAAATTTGCGAAAACCAAATATGCTCACCATTAAAACGTATAAAACAATTTTTAAATGAAAATACCCAATTTGAAAATATATATGTATGGGGATCGGCAAATGCAGTTCAATATTTTCGTGAAAACGATTTTAATGTAGTCGATGATGTAAAGGCTGCGAATGTATTTATCGTACTTTATAATGCTAATTTTAATCATCATGACTTGTCTTTGCTAATAACACGTATACAAAAAAATAATATTCCTTATATTATTGGTAATATTGATCTAACATATCCAGACAAAGATACAGTATTACCTGACACCGGTTCTATCTATCATTTAATAAACAATATTACAAAAATCTCTCCGATTCTTATATGCGGAAAACCATTTTTAAATGGTATAGATACAGTTATAGATCCACATAGAAACTATATAATGGTTGGTGACAGTTTATTGACAGACGCCAAATTAGCCGAAAATTTGAATATACCTTTTTTTCATAAAACCGATTTATGTGACTTAGGTATTTTACTGAAAAAATTAAAATTAAGTATCATTCGCAAATAATAATAGTAATAATAACTTAAAGGTAAAACTACACTGCATATAGTATCAATAAAACGCTTACGCATTACAAAAATATGACTCGTCTGGTTTTTCACATTCTACAACATAATAGGTGGTCCATTTTTGTTCAATTTTATAACAACATGTATCATGTATTTGGACAACGTTCATTCAATGAAAAAACGATATTTCATACTATATTTAGTGGAGAACATACAACACTTTGTTATTTAGATGAAATATTGAAATACACAAGAGATAGGCCTAATTTTTCAATTACACTATTTTATACAGATCTTTCGATGGATGCACCATTTTCTCAATATGAAGTGTGCGCACATGACAGAACTAAGGAAGTTATCGGATATGACAATCTTTCTCTTGAACCAAGTAAGGTGATGGCGTATTTAGGATTTGTTCGACAAAATATATCGATTGAAGAATACAAATGAATGAATTAAATGAATAACATATGTTTTTTATAGTTTATAAATAGTATTTATTTTTACAAATCAAAATAAAATATAAAAAAATATATAAAAATTATTATACTATTATAATTTAATAGTATAATAGTATAATTATAAAAAATATATTACATACATATATAAATTATTGATAAGATAAGAATGGAGTTGGCAATTCCAATTGTGGCGTTAGGCGGAATGTATTTAGTATCAAATCAAAACAAAAAAGGCACCAATGGTATGAACAAAGGCGAAGGGAAAGAATCATTTGTTACAAATTCGAGAAATGCACTTCCAAATACAAACGTCCCTGTTACGAATTACCCTGTGATGCGACCGGACACCGGTTCTGATATTAATGCGTATCCTGCTCCAAATGCCGTTACCGACAAGTATTATAACGCAACTGTAGGAAATCGAGTGCTTCAAAATCCAAACCAGTTTGGAAATTCATACAATCCGAATACGAATCCAAAAAAAAATCCTGGGTTTACGAGTCCAAATACCGTTTACTCTTTGACTGGCGAACCCATCAACCAAAACGATTTTCAGCATAACAATATGGTACCGTTCTTCGGAGCGAAAATTAAGGGGCGCACTGCGGATGCCAATGCTGTTGAGTCGGTTCTCGACACTATGTCGGGTGCCGGTTCTCAAAGAATACGAAAAGAAGAACGCGCGCCACTTTTTGCACCTCAAAATGACTTGAATTTTGTAAATGGTATGCCAAATGTTAGTGATTTTATTCAATCACGAGTCATGCCTGGAAGTAAAATGGCAAATGTGAAGCCGTGGGAAGAGATTCATGTGGGACCGGGATTAGATCAGGGGTATAGCGCAATGGGTAGTGACGGATTTAATTCAGGAATGGAAGCGCGCGATAAATGGGTGGATCGAAATGTGGACCAGTTGCGCACGCTGAACAATCCGAAAGTTACATTTGGACTTGAAAGTCACGAAGGTCCTGCATATAACTGGAACAACCTGAATGCACCAACGCCAGAGACATTTGGAAAAGTTGAGAAATATTTACCGGATAAGTTTTTTTTAAACACATCGGATCGTTGGCTAACAACTACCGGTATCGAAAAAGCGCAAACTGCACGGGCCAAAGAAGTGTATAAACCGCAGTCGCGTGTTTGCACAAGCAGCGAATATTATGGTCCAGATTCGAATGTAACAGGAACAAATACGTATGCGCCAAATAATTATGAACCGTCAAGGAGACCCGAATCCAGCGCGCACCCTATATCACACGCTCATAGCAGCGGTAAACACGCCCCCGGTGAAAATGATCATGGTCGTGACAGTTTTAAAATGTTGCCAAATCATCGCACCACAACAAGAAATCATGAAGGCGGAATTATTTATGGCGCCATGCGCGCAGTGGTTGCCCCAGTTCTCGACTTTTTGCGACCTTCCAGAAAAGAGAATGCAATTGGAAACATACGACTCTATGGTGACGTGAAACCGGCATGCGGATCTTCAGGCATAGTATATAATCCAGCCAGCCGAGCTCCTACCACGATCAAGGAAACAACAGAAGGGCTTCTCGGATTTGATCATTTGAATATTGATGCACAAACCAGCGGTAGCGGGTATTTAGCAAACCCTCAACAAGCCATTTACAATCAGCGTGATACAACAAGCGTGCAGTACGTTGGTTCGAGTGGTGGTGCTACAAATCAGGGCGTTGGTGTTTATGAAGCGCAATACAATCAACACAATAATGTAAATAAGATTTCAACCAGTTTTACACCTGGAGGAAGCATTGGGCTGTTTAACCCGACGGAAAACATTTGTATCAAGAGAAACGACGAGAATTGCGACCCATGGATTCCAACACCGGAATTTAAAATTTCAAACCCGCCAGGAGTGCACACGTATGGAAAACTGGATAAGTATCCCCAGAATTACCAAGAATCCGTGAACTGCGAGCGCATTCAGCCAGATATTTTAGACGCATTTCGAAAGAATCCGTATACACAAAGCTTGCACAGTTATGTTTTACGTTAATCGGAGAAAAAATATAGATATATTTTAGAATAAATAAATTAATATTTAAATGCGCAAAAATATAAAAAATAAAAATAAATTATTAATAAAATTCATTTTTATTTAATATTTATATAGTATAATTGTAATATAACTGTATAATTATCATTGTATGAAATTAAATTTAGATTTTAATATTGTAATCGGAAAATGGGTATTATTTAGCATACTTATACTCGTCATCTTATACGGTTCTTATTATAGTTTGTTTGGTTTAAGAGAGGGTTTCAAACCAGGAACATGCCCAAAAGGGTGTTGGCAACATCCAGCCGGTGATGTCGACGGAAATTGTACGCGATACAATGTGGAAGATGGTCATAATAATTTCGATTTAATAGATGGACAAGGGACAAGTTCCTCCGTTCCAATATCACCCGGCGTTTATACACTCGATACGCTTGCAGCCGAAATGCAACGAATTATTCGCGCTGCAAGTGATTTTTCAAAATTTGAGTGCGTAGCTCATGATCCAAAATATAAAAAACCTGGAAAAAAGGTGGTTGACCCTTATGTGAATCAATTAGAATTTAATTTGAATGGTGGTGATAGTGATACGTTGACACTAAATTTTGATCCGGATAACAAGTATAGCCCGCATGAAAGCCCACTTGCCAGTTTATTCAAAACCAAACAAATTGATTTAAAAGGAAGCCAACCTGCGTACACGCCGATTGATGTAACTCCATGGTTTCCGTCCGACTTGAAAGCAACCAGCCTTTGTCCTCAAGTGTGCACGTGGGGTGGATATGAAGGCGGAATTACAAAAAATAAAGAGTACTGTCAGTATGACCCTGACTGCAGCGCATGCGATCCCCCGGTCATTTGTCCTAAAGGAGATTGTCCTAAACCGCCGCCCAATCCCGACCCTCCCCCCCCTCCAAACCGTCGTGGCGGCGGCGGTGGTGGTGGTGATGACGGTGGTGATGACGGTGGTGATGACGGCGGCGATGATACCGACGTTTTGGATTGTAAAAAGGCAAAATGTTACGAACAACCGAGAACCGGCTCAAACAAACAATTTAATAGATATGATCCTTACCGTAAAAAACGTGGACCCAATGACCCCAAATACCTTGAAGATGTCGGATTTTGTGGTATTGAATATGTGGATAAATCAGGAATGAAATTCATGTTTGGTTGTGATTCTTCAGACAAATGTAAAAAATTAAAGTGTAACATCGCGTGTAAACGTGACCCTAAAACAAAAAAATTCGTAGGCGATTGCAACCTGTATCCCAAACCCGATGCCATGGGTGGAGGAGGAGGAGGTGATGACGATGATGGCGATATCCCAGCAGATTATTATGACAATGATATGGATGATTATATGAACGAACTCATGAAACCTGGTCAAATGACTCCAAATCAAATGTATAATTTCCGCCAAGCGCGCTACGGCTGCGATTCATCAAAATTTGGATGTTGTGCCGATGGTTTCACTTTCAAAAAGGATGCAAGCGGAAACAACTGTTTTGACTTTTTACCATACTATAATCCGATTTTGTTCAGAGGTGGAGCTTAAAATATTTATCCATTTATATTTATCCATTTATTTTTTTTGTCATCTTTTTTATCTTTTTTTGTGATTTTTTTTGATTTTTTTGAATCAAAAAAATGTAAATTGAAAACTTATTTTTTATCTATATTTTGATTAGTGTTTCCTATTATCGTCGTTCGTCGTTCTCAAATCAAATGTTGTCTACTTTGTACATTCCTCGTGTCAGCCGCACTCATATGGGTCATGGCGAGTACATGAAAAAGGTCTTTGAGCATCAAGGAATTGCAATC